TATTAATACGAAGAGAGGAATACCGTAATAAGAAAACCTATGCAATTACACCCAACCAAGCGAAATATTTATATAGTAAGGCATATGATAAGAAATCAGTTAAGTGGCAGTGGTTCGAAGAACACGCTTATATCGTCGAGAGACTTAAAGCACCGTTACGTTGGAACCTACAAAAACTATACGAAGAAGCACTATGATAAAAAAGAGAATTAAATACGAAAGACACGCAGGTAATATGATACCTCCATCAAGTGAGAAAGGTCAACCTTTTGTTGACTTCAATAAAGTAATGAATAGAAAACCAATAAAGAAAGTAAGGATAAAAAAGAAATGATATTGATAGAAGATTTAATATTTGAATTAGAACATATCAACGAAGACCTAAACAGCACAGCTCTCAGTATAGCTATTGACTTCTTAAAATATACTAGACGTAATATAGCTGGTAGAGGAACACTGTTTGGTTTCTTAGCTGGAGATGAATATAAGGATATTAAACTATGAAAGAGATAATGGAAGAATATAGCACCACGTTCTTTGAATGTATGAGTGCGTGGCCAGATGATATCAAAGAAGATATATACAAACTATATGCATACCTTAGAGTATGTGATGAGATGGTAGAGGGTGAGAGAACCTTACATGACTTCAAACAATGGAGGGAAGTCATTGAACAATTCTACGAAGTGAGTGATAAGTATCAGTTCGAAGGTGAATGGCTCTCAGACTTTCACATAAGTATGTATCAAGACATGATAAAGAAAGAACATACCATAGTGTCTATGCTAGAATACTGTAAAGGTTCAGCTGAGTCAGTTGGTATGATGATGTCAAAGATATTAGGCTGTCACCCACGTTGTGAGATACACGCTAGAGCATTGGGTAGAGCATTTCAAGTTATTAATTTTATAAGAGATTATGATGAAGATGTAGCTAATGGTTATCACTACATAACTAATAACTTTAGTGCATACTTAGAAATATTTTATCAAGACTTAGACAACGGCATGGATGGGATAGATTATATACCAAAAGAGTTACAACCACCTATCCTTATGGCTGTAGAAAAATACATGGCTGTAGCTAAAAAAGTAAGTGAAGCCTAATTATTATAATGTGATGTGGCATAATTGTAATAGATGTCGCACTCACTATACAAGTGAACACCCACACCTCAAAGCATATTTATGCGATGAGTGTTGGAAAGCAATACCTCACTTCAAAACAAAACCAAAAAAGGAAAAGAAAATGAAACACAAAGGAACTATACCAGCAGAAGCATGGATACTATTTTACATGACAGCAGGAACACTACTATTAGTATGGGCATTATTTAATATAATGTTAAATGAACTATGAACGAATGCAATAGATGTTTTAAGAGAGCATTCTTCGTAGGTATAGATGGAAGAAAAAGATGTGTGCACTGCACACCATACAAGGATGAATAATGGATAAAAACCCTCTAGATGAGTGGGATATATTTTGGGTGCACAAACCCTTATACCTACCATCTCAGTATACAATTACTATTCTCATTTTACAGGTCTCAGTTTATGGAGCGAAAGCTTTATATACTCTGTAGTTATGGGAGATACACAAGGTGATTAAAATGAAAAGAACAGAACAAATCAACAGTCTTATGGATGCTGTAAAGCACTACCAAAAGACAGGTAAGCACAAACAGGTTCGTATTCAATACAACCCTGAAAACAGAACACAATTTAACTTTGCTTCATGGAAGCACAGTTCAGATAGTGACTCTGTAAGGAATATCCTACCCGAAGATATTAGAATGTCTTCAGAAGGTAACTTCTATGTAGTAGGAAAAGACAACAGATATAATCTAAAACAATATACCTCTCAGCACAAACAACATGTGAGAGCATATAGATTAGATAGATTGGTGATAAAATGAAACAAGTAAGTAGTATAAAAAGAATAAGTGAATATAAATCGATATACATTCCAGATGTAATTTTGGAAGACATGAGCATGGACTCCGGTGACAATGTAGTTTGGTTCCAGAATGATGAAGGACACTACCTTATCAAAAAAGTTCAAGTAGATATATTAGATTAGGTATTAACAATGAATGAATTATTGAAAGGCTTTCTCGAATTGGCAGACAAGAACGAAGAGTCGCTCTCAGTTGAGTCTCTCTTATCAGAAGATGAGAGGTTTGATTGGGAAACATTAGTGAAAGCATATGACTCTATCGACATAATGAATGTTGGTAAAGACTTAAAGAAACTATCAAAGACATATCAACTATCCAGATGGCAAGAGTTGTCTATCTTAGCTTATGTTAAAATATTAGAGATGATGATTAAGAGAGCTAAAGAAGCAGGTGCTATGGATATGATGTCAGATACCATACCAAAACCACCAACAAATGACCCATCGGATACTGAGTATTCAGGAAGTATGTTCGGATGAATAACTTCACAGCCTGTAACACATGCAAATGTAGGTTAGCACTCGAATACGTTAGATATAAAGATACAGCAGGTAACCCCTACTGTCACATTTGTTATCAGAGGTTATTAGTATGAATGAAAGAGTATTAGCTATGGCTCGTGAGTTATGTTTAACGAGTGAATACTTATTTGATATAGCTGTGGAAATGGCTGAAGAAGAATTAAATGAGGGGCTATACGATGAGTGAAAGATGGAACGCCTTTGACCGAATATGGGCTAAGGGTAAAACTAATAAAATGGTTCAACGTCTAATGGATAAGTGTAAACTAAGAGGACTAGAACCAACTGAGGAAAACTGTCGTGACTATTGGATGGGTTATGTTAGATACTATGTTGATGGTTGGACAGGACAGGGTTATCATGTGAACCCACGTAAGAACAAAATACTCATGAAACAACTAAAAAGGAATCAAAAGAATGACAATAGAAGAAGACAGAAAGGCGGAAGCAAACCACCACACAAGATGGGCGGAAGACATTCGCAAAAGAAACGAAAGGTATAGCGAAGAAAGTAATTGGTTTCCATTTGTTCAAAACGTGGAGGATATCCTATCCAGAATAGATAAGATGTCTGAACGATTTGATGATTTGGAAAACAAAATCGGAGAGACACAAGGAATGATAAAGAACCTAAGAAAGATATTAATCAAGCTGGAGGTAATCGATGACCGATTCATCTTCTGAAGTAGATATGGTTATATCAGAGAAAGCGATGCATGATATCATGGCATCCAAACAAGATACAAGTAAAGGACAAGTGATGACACACCTTATGCGTATCGGCACATTTCAAGTAGAGATAGCACCCGAAGAAGATATAGATGTAAGGGCTTTCTTTAATGAAACACTAGACAAATTGATTACAGCATATGGCGATAAGCTATTAGAAATCGATGTCAAAGGGATACCTATGCAATCCTCTAATATGCATGGATAATAAAAAGGAGAAATAATAATGGCAGGAAAAAGTGGATTAGAACTAAGAGCCGGATTGTTCCGGAACACAGACAAGAATGGAAACGTCTACTACTCAGGTAAGTCTGAGGGTGGAGATGAATTCGTTATGTTCAGAAACACCTATTGGAAAGAAGGTTCCAACAAACCATACTTCAGATTAATGAAGCGTGTTGCTGATGGCCCTTCCTCAAGTAGTGTGGAGGACTAAGAATGTATGGAAGAGATGCAGACCGTATGTTAGATATGTGGATGGACTTACTATCTCAGATAGAACAAGTCCCCTCAGGTCGTCATGCACTTTCTACACTAAGTAGAAAAGATGTCTCAGTTAATGAAGAGAACGGAACTATATCAATCACAGCAGAATTAGCTGGGTTAGATAAAGACCAAGTCGATGTAGAAGTAAGTAGTAGAACTGTAACTATCGTAGCCAACTCAGAAAGAAAGAACTTCAAATGGGAAGAGACTTTCAAATATGAGTTAGACCCAGAGTCAACAAAAGCTACTATGATAAATGGTATACTCGATTTAGTAATAGAAAAGAAAGAGAAAACATCAGCAAAGAAAGTAGAGATTGAATGAGTGTAGACGATTGGATTCAATCGCCCCGTAGTCAGAGAATATGGTTAGAAGATTCAATGACGGCTAGAGGACAGTTTGCTTTTATAGCACCTATACACAGAGTTAAACATTGGAATCCTACTACTAAACGTAGAAATAAATGTTGGGCTAAGGAAGGTGAATGTGTCTTTTGTAAAAATGGCACACCCAAGATTAATGAGTTCACCTATGGTTTATATGTATCAGAAAAGAAAGAGATAAAATATCTTACACTGACGGTGGCTTCCCACACTATTGCTCAACGTTTATTCTCTACACTAATTGAGAGTGGAACCAACCCTACAGATTTAGTTTTTAAATTTCAAAAAGGTAAGGTAACTACATCATTTGGTAGAAGTGCTAATGGTTACATAATAGAACCAACTGAGGAAGAGGTTTTCGTTGCTGAGAAGTTTAGACCAAGTCTAACTAACAGTGATGAACAGTCTTACACATGGTTAGTTCCAGAAGAAATAGTAGAGTTCCTTAAGGATAAAGATGGCGACCCTATCACTATGATAGATTTATATCTAATACTTAAAGACCAATTCCCTGCTATCTCAGATAAAGACTTAAAGAAATATGCAGTCAAACTATGTGAACACAATGTTCTTAACTTAGTAAACGCGAGGCAGAAATGGATTTAATAGAATACATAACAATAATAATGATAGTAGATGGCCCTATATTAGGTGCCTTCTATATGCTTTATAGGAAAATAACGAAATGAAAAAATACGAAATACACGACTTACTAAGATATTTTCACAATGCAAAGAAAAGAGATGGCACACTCTTTCCTATATTGGGAGAGGACTCGTTAGCTCTGACAGCAAGTTTATCTTATTTATTAGAAGACACTAACTTTTGTGTCAAAGCATATAGTGGGACAGGTAAAACAGTATTGATGGAAGCTATATTTAATTTACTTCCAGAAGACTATGTTCATACAATAGAACATTTATCTGAGACTGCCGTGTGGTATGAGATGGATAAAATAAACAAAGCTCGTTTTGTAGCTATACCTGAAGCGCAGAAGATACCTGAGGGTGTAATGGAAATTATCAAGACATGGGCAGATGGAAGAACAGCACAACGTAAACGCACAGATGTGACTGCTGGTAGAGGTGGTGGCGTTATGAGTCATTGGCTTTACCCCAAAGAAGTATTTATGTGTGTGGCTGTAGAGAATGAGAAAGGTAGTGCTATGTTTGATGCTGAGTTGGAACGAAGATGTATGATTATGCATACTAACCCTACAGTAGAACAAACTGAAAGAGTCATAAAACATAAACTATTACACTCAGCAGTTGAGACAGCAACAATATCAACTATGGATGATGCTGAAATGGAAGGACTCAAGCAACACATCATGACTGCAATAACAGCAAGAGATGAGGATGATGCCACGATTATAAAAAATCCCTGTGCACCATTCTTATTTGATGCTATACCATCAGCATTCCCTGTGTCTCGTTCGAAAGTCCAGTATATACTGAGACTAATCAACGCTATAGCAAGATTTTATCCAGATGAGATAGTCAGAATGGAGAGAGATGGTAAGGTCTATGGCCTTGTTACACCCAAACATAATTGGTTAGCTCTACGAATCTATCTTAACTCTTTTGTAGAGGAATGCTTACACATGCCAAGTCATGGAACAGACATACTCAAACTATTTCCTGAGACAAGAATGGATAAGTTTGGGTTTGCAGATAGTGACACAGTAAAGATGTCTGAGGGTGAATTAAAGAAAGCAGCCAAAGCTGCTGGGCTTCCCTTCACTAAACTGAGACCTGTTATATCAGGACTAATGATGACAGGTTTCTTAGAGAGCGAAGATGATGGCAAACGACAGCTTTATTATAAAAGTCCTTTGTTGACCTCACCTGCATCAAAGATAAATTGGAGTGATTTAATTGGAGAAACGAAAAAGTTTATACGAGAAGAGTGGCCTGAAGTGGCTGACGAATACATTGGGCGCTGTTGTAGCAGTGTCAAGATTGTTGACCCGTTTAGCGGGGACAACATTGAGTTGGGTGAGAGAGCAAAGACAGCGTTAGAGGTTAGTAGCGCTGATTACCCAAAGGTTTTTAAGACAGCTAATGATGTTTGGGAAACCTATGAAGAATTTCTGTTACATGCAGAAGGAGACTATAATGAAAAAGAATACGAAGCCGTCAAACTCTTTTACGAGAAAGGTTAAACTTCCTACAAAGGATGAACAGTTTGCTGTTGTCATGGAGATGTCTGGAGGTTCCAGACTAATAGCCATGTGTGAAGATGGCAAGACACGAATGGTTCGTATAGGTGGTAGATTCAAAAGAAGAATGTGGGTCCGAGAGAAGGACCTCATATTAATCAAACCGTGGCCAATCCAAGCTGAGTCTAAAGCAGACTTAGTCCACAGGTATCTACCAAATGAGAGAAATTGGATACTAAAGAAAGATATAATACCAGAGGAGATAAACATATGGTAAAAGGAATAGAAGAAACATACACGGACTTTACCCGTAGAACAGCCAAATACCCTAAGAGAAGGGAAAAAGAATACCTAATGCTCGGCTTGATGAATGAAGCTGGAGAAGTAGGTGGTGCATTTAAAAAAGAAATCAGAGACCGAGTAGACAACACCGAACTTATAATAGATGAGATGGGTGATGTTCTATGGTATCTCACACGATTGTGTGATGTATATGATATAAAAATATCTGAGTTGATGGTAAACAACATAGATAAGTTATTCAACAGAATGACACCAGAACAACAACAGGTATACAGAGATGAGTGTGGATATTAAAAAACTAACAGTCTCAACTGATGAGGAACGCAAACAGTGGATGGAACTATTGAACAAAGCCAGTGATTATCATTATGATATGTCAGGTCAGTTCTCACCAGAAATACTAGGAGACACTGAGATGGAAGAAGTAGCTGAGATACACCGTGCATGGGGTAGAGCCATTCACGATGCAGTAGCTCTTATCAATATGTGGGAAGTAAAATCAGAAGATGAGATACTTACACCCGATGGTACTGTCAACGTAACACCGGAGAATGAATGAAAGTTCCTCTGATTGCAAGTATTAACAAACGCACAATAAACTTAGAGACTAAACAATTGATGGTCAAGATGTATAGGAACGGTGAGGCTGAGGCTGTAAAGTCTCCGTACACACCATACTTCTATACTGAGGACGAACATGGGGAGACAAAAAAGTTGATAGCTTCGGATAAGACAGTTCAACTGAAAAAACACCTCTATATACCCGGTAAGGACCACGTCCCACGCCACGCACTCTTTGATGGTGGAAGAGAAACATTACTCGAAAGGCTTTGTATAGAACACCCTAAGTTCTTTGCAGACTACCCTAACGACAAAGATGTAAAATGCCTTGTGTTCGATATAGAAACACACTCCCCCGATGGTACCTTTCCTTTTGGAGAGAAGTATCCTATCGTTGCCATTGGCATTGTAACTTCCACTGGAGAGCGCAAAGTGTTCCTATGGGACAATGAAAATCAAGATGATAAGCAACTACTATGGGACTTCGCTAATTATATACAGGACTATGACCCTGATATTATTACGGGGTGGAATCTTGTGGGGTATGATATTCCACAAATTCTCCACAGAGTCCGTTATAATCATATAAACGAAACCCAATATAAAAAACATCTCAACCGAGATGGGTCTTCTTGGGGGTTTGAACCACCAAGAGATAACAGAGAACTTAAGATGAACGCTGGTGGTCGCGTTATATTAGACCTGCTACGGTGGGCTAGACTCGATTATTCCCTTTCGGGTCTACCACGTGGACTCAAACAGGTATCTCAGGCATTTGGTCTGAATCCTATTGAGCTCGACTTTGCACACAAAACACTCATGGATTACCCCCTTAATGAAATAGAGGACTATGTGTTGTCAGATGTCGATTGTACATTATTTATGTATAACCACTACTTTCCACAAATACAATACGTAGCAGAGGTTCTATGCGTACCACTGGCAACCTATGTTAACGCCCCCAGTAGCTATATTACGAAAATATTGCAGGGGAGGAGCTTATTCGAGCAGGGCATAGTAGCGCTTGATAGAAACAAAGAGCGTCATCCTGATATCTTTAGATTCGATAAAGGTAACTATCAAGCTGCGCACATTGAACTATACAGGCAGGGTTATGAAGCTGAGAACTACAAAGTAGATTTCAGTTCTTATTATCCCTCCATAGCGATGGCTCTCAACTTAGGACCTGATACCACTAAGATTATAGGGTATGATGACTACACACCTGATATAGAATTTAAGGATGGTATACTGTATGTGCCTGACAATAAAGTAAGTAAACGTTTGATGGTTAAAATAGACACAGACAAGAAGAGTTGTTTATATACCATGTGTAAAGAGTTCAAAGAAATGCGAAAACCTTATAAGCTTGGTAAGACTAAGGAAGATAAGAGCAAGTCTGATGCTCTTAAAATAATGGTGAATACTTTCTATGGTGCAAACGCTAATCCTTATATTTCTTACGGCGATATGGGCGTCGGTCTTACTATTACAGCAGTTGCCCGTTGGCTCTTATTATCGGCTGTCGACATCATCCGTGCTCGGTATGGAAAAGATTCTGTGGTTTATGTACATACAGATGGGATTAATACTAATGTGGATGTGGACGTCGATTGGCTAACTAAACGCCTACAAATGTTGATGAAACACCATCTACCTTTCGTTGAATCTGAAAATATTACAATGGATAAAGATATATTCAAAGAAGGAGTTTGGATACAGGTTGGTAATTATATATTGCGTAACTTGGATGGTAGTGTTACAAAGCATGGAAGCACATTTAAATCAAAGAGCCGCTCTATATTCTATAATAAGGTGTTAGATAGGTTATCAGATGCCCGATTAAATAACACCGTGACAAATTCTTTTGTCGATAAATTATACGAGCTGGACGAATATGTTTTAGAAGATTTTATTATGCGTAGGTCTACTAATAGAGGTTACGATGACTATAAATCAGAAACCGACTTAACAGTTCAGTTGATGAATCTTGGTAAACAAATAGGGATGGAACCGGCAGAAGGAACTACTTACTTCTATGCTAAGACCAAAGAAGGCTACAAATTAAAAGAACAAATAAAATCTATAGAAGAAATAGATATTACCTACTACTGGGATACAATATCTAACCTACTAATTAAGTTTGGATTGAAACAACAAGTCAAAAAGAAACCACCTCTAACAATGTTAGATAAGAAACAACAATCATTAGCTGAGTGGATATGAACGAATGTCAGTGTTGTGGTACTAAATACACTCCAACTAAAGGTAGAGAATGGAAAAAGTTTTGTAGTCCCAAATGTTCGAATTGGTGGGAGACTTGGGTTACTAGAGACACTCGCGTAACATTTTCTGGAGCACGTTGCTTAGGTTATGACACTGGTGTTAACAAAGAAACGCGTCGTGGTACCTGTGATTGGTGTGAAGAAGAATTTGAATATGAAACAAGTTTTAACAAAAATAAACAAACTCACAAAAAAGAACCTGCAATGTGTTCTAAACAATGTATGGAGTCATCTAGAGATTGGACTCGAATAAGAGAAGGTGAAATATCCTATTGGTATCAACTAAATGAATCATATGAAAAAAGAAGAAGGTCTGCGTGGCCTATGGATTTCAACCAAAATTGTTGGACCGCAACTAAAAAGAATAAAGACCGTGGTATCGAAGGAGATATAGATGCTGACTATTTATGGAGTATAAGAAGGACACATTGCCCTGCATTAGGTTATAAGTTTAAAGTAGGTGAAAAGGCTAATAGAAAAACTGGACCAAAGAACTGGGTAGATGGACCTGCCTTAGATAAATTTATACCTGAACTGGGTTATGTTAAAGGTAATGTATACTACATTAGTAATAGAGCAAATAGAATTAAAGCTGACGCTGATTGGTATGAAGTAATGCAGGTAGCAATATGGATGTTAGGGATAACTTTATATACTAAGGTTAGATATATTAATATACGGACAGCACGTTTGCTGCTCCGGCCCTCAGGGGAAGTGATAAAATGGATGAAAAAGAAAGTAAACCGTTGTCTGCATTTTTGTCAGACGCAGAAGTCAAAGTTGTTTGGCGTGAAGAAGAGAGAACGAAGGTAGGAAGAGGAATGATAACGAATGATGATGAAAATTTTGTATACCTTACAGGAGAGAAGGGTACCGTTATTGTTAACAAAAGAGATATTATAGCTATAAAACAATAGAGGTAATTAATGTACAAAAACGATAATAAGAACGATATGGATACTGTGGGGAAGGTCCACAGAGAGTTAGAATTTAAGAACAACCCAACCACAAAAGGTAAACTAAGGATTATGCCTATATCAGATAGTCCGTGGGCACCTACAGGTTTTGGAACTAACACAAAAAATATATCATGTATATTTAGTAACTTAGGACATCACATAGGATATGGAGGATGTCAAAATGCTATGCATACTAAGTGGACTACTCCTTGGCCTTTAGGTCAGACTGAGAAAGAAGCTGAGATGGAACTTCTACCTATTATGTTTATGGGTCAAGAAAGATTTGGTGAAAGAAGTTTTCCTCATTGGGTAGGTAATTTCTCACCTGATTTAGTGTTTGGTCATTTAGATTTTCAAATGTTTAAACATGTGTCAGATGCAAAGTCACCTCAAGGTGTACAGATGTCATTTAGAAAACCTGATGGTACATTATATAATAGAAAAGAAAGAATGGATATGATGAACAAAGCATTCAAAGAGATGTCAAAAGGAGCTAAGTGGAAGTTTGCATGTATCATACCTTATGACGGACAACCAACTGTACCAGAGTGGCAATATCAAATAGACAGTTTAGACTATGGTATATCTATGGCACGCTATGGTCAGATAGGATTGAAAAAAGATTTTGGTTGTGACACAACATATATACCTCATGGTGTAGATACTAATTTATTTAAACCTATAATGAAACCTAAGTATGGTAAAGAAGAAAAACCAGACGCATTTATAGTAGGGTGTGTAGCTAGAAATCAACACCGAAAGAACCTACCACGTCTAATAAAAGGATTTGCTCAGTTTGTAAAACAAAACAATCTCAGCCCAGACCAAGCTAAGTTAATATTACATATGGATTGGAATGATACTATGGGTTGGAAATTCCCAGACTTTGCTAAACATTATGGAATAGAGGATTATTTAATGCCACCACTTATGGGTGTATTAGACCATGGTGAAGCAATAACAGAAGAAGGTATGGCTCATCTTTACAATTGTATGGATGTATTTGTACTACCAACTGGTGGTGAAGGGTTTGGTATACCTACATTAGAAGCTATGGCTTGCGGTGTGCCTGTTTGTGCTACTAATTATACTACCTCTTATGAACTCATAAAGTGTGATGATGCTTCTAAGGAAGACATACCTATGTACCCATTGGGTGGTCATCACAATGACCCATCACCGAATGGTAGAGATGAATTATTAGAAGAGGATATTTGTGAGAGAGGTATATTACTACCATATAAAGATATGTGGTGGGACACCCCTAACAGAGCAGCACCACAAAGAGCTATATGTAGTGAGAATGCTATAGCACAAGCATTAGAATATTATTATAAAAACCCTGCTAAAAAACTTGCAGCTGGTAAAGCCGGAAGGGCTCATGCACTCAAGTATTATAGTTGGGAGGTTATAGGACAAAAGTGGACAGATTGGATAAATAAAGTATCCAAGGATATAAAGAAATGAATTTAGTATTTGGAATGGATGGGGTCATTTGTACTCCATGTAAAGACTATCATGAGATAGAACGCGCAAAACCATTAACGAATGTCAAAGAATTTATGACATGGTTAATAAAAAATGAACATCATATAACCATATGGTGTAAGAGACCCAACTCATTAGATTGGGTAATGGCAACAAAAGAATGGTTAGCTGATGAAGGTATACCTTACAGTCGTCTATTGTTTGATAGACCTTATAACCCAGTGATGGTGAGTGAAGCACCACCTAATGCCAAGTATTATAAACACGATACCGATTTAGATATCGTAGCAGATATGTTTGAGGAATGGAAAAATGAAGAAATTAGTAGACAACAGAAATAGAACAGCTGAGTTTCTAGGAAGCGTAGGGCCTATAGTAAAGGTCACTTGGCATGATGCCGCTAGTACTTTCAAAGAGTATAGAATCAATGCTGAGAACCCATCAGAACATCTCACTACGTGTGAGACAGTGGGTGAAATGGTAGCAAAAGATGATAAGGCTATGGTTTTAGTTATGCATGGTTCACAGTGTGATGGTGCAGACATCATGGCTATCCCTACAGATTGGGCACAGGAAATAGAAATATTAAAAGAATGTACTTCAGAGAGTTTGGAATCCCCGCAAGAATAGCCCGTTGTTACAACGTTGAACAGCTAGAGGAAAAGGTAGCTGAGTTTAATGGTCAGAAGAACTGCTACACCAGTGTGTTTGTTTTTGATGACACTACTGATAAAGCAGAAGGAAAAACTAATTATGACTCTGCTGTTATAAATACTATCTGGTTTGACTTTGACGACGAAAAGAATGTGAAAAAATGTTTAATGGACGTAAGAAGATTTATAAGGCAGTATTGCAAACCGAACGGAATTATCCCAAGGATATATCTTACAGGGGGGAAGGGCTTTCAAATGAATATAGACCTATACTCCCACGTGGACTTGTCGGATACTATCAAAAGAGACATGCTAAGAAATTACTTAACCTTCTTAAAAAAGAAGTACAATCTTAAAACACTAGACCAAGCCTGTATAAACAATAGTGTAGCTTGTCTCCGAAGAATACCAAACACTAAATACATATCTAAAATAACTAAAGAACCTACAGGGGTGTGGTGTGTTCAACTTACTGTTGAAGAAGTTATGAAGATGTCTATTGAAGAAATATATGGTATGGCAGCTGAGCCACGAGAAGAAGAAATAGAAAGCAACAAGAGTAAGAAAGCATACAGACATTTTGTTGAGTATATGTGTGATGAAATGGACATACAGCATAATGTATCTTTAGGCGTAGCTTACCTTTTAGATAAAATTAACAATACTATAAGCCCTATTAAGCATAGCTCTATACAGCATGATTATATTATGCCCCCTAGAAAATGCATTATAGAGCTCATAGAGCATAATATAGAGCGTGGACATAGCAGCCACGAGGAAAATAAAATAATTGGTATGGAGTTAATCAACGCTGGTTACTCCAACCCTGACATTCATTTTGTATTCGAGAGTATCTATAACGAGCCCGGCCGAGACTGGGGTTGGTATACTGAGAACCCTAACAAAGCTGGACACATCATAGAAAACATGAGAGACAAAGCTTTAAATAGATATTCGAAGGATAAATTAATACAAATGGAAATCTGCAAGGACAATTGTTCTTGTTGATAGTGAGGTCTTAACTATGGCAACATTAAAAAGATTAGAGAAACGTATGAACGAAGTAGAAGCTTGGATGAAAGCTTTCGAGAAAGGAACTGGGCCTGCTCAGACCATGGAAAACATGAACTGGCTACTCAGTCAAGCACGCAGTGTTGGAGATACTTTACAACAAGTAAATAAAGTAAATGCAGAAATGCAACAGCATCTTCAATCGAATGCATCGATAGTTGAAGCATTCATGGACAAACATGACATGGTTCGCGATTGGCAATCATTCTTAGCAGAATTACAAGAGGAACAAGAAAATGCCGTTCAAGAGCAAGAAACAGAGAGCTTGGATGTACAAGAACAAGCCGGCGATGGCGAAGAGATGGGAGAAGGAGACGCCTAAAGGCGCCAAACTTCCAACCAAAGTCAAACGCAAGGTAAAAAGAAAAACTACGGGACGCCGTAAGAAAAAGTGATATCATGGCAAAAAAAGCTAGCAATAAAGAAGACGTTGACGTCAAAGAAGAGGTAGTCGTTGAGACACCTAAAACAGAATATGAATTGGTACCGGACGCACAAGGAAGAATGTGGAAGGTAGACAAGGATGGAAATAAAATAGAGAGGGCCGAATAATGTGTTGTTGTAAAGACTGCTCATGCACAAGCGATTGTTGTAAGGAGGAGTAAATGAAAGTTAAAGAACTTAAAGCAGCCCTAAAAGAATTAGGTCTTCCAATAAAAGGTAAGAAGGCTGAGTTAGAAGCAAGATTAGCAGAAGCTCAGTTACCTGAGGAAGAAGAAGCTATTGAAGATGAAGTTGTCGAGGAAGTAGCTCAAGAAGAACTCGAAGAGGAAGTTGAAGAAGTAGAAGAAGAAGTTGAAGAAGAAGAGGAGGTTGTTACTCTAGAAATAGAAGAAGAACCTATGGACAAAGTTAAACCAGTTCACAATCCTTTAACTAACATCTTGAGATTCAACCCTCGCACCGGTGACCGTGAACCTATGCAAGTTAAAAAACTTGACATACAAGAACACATCAACGGTGATTATGGTATGGGCGATATTATATTACCCCAGACCGACGAAGAAGAAGAATAGATGGGTATTCTTTCTTCACTAAGTCGCTGCAAGTGTAATCCTGATAAAGATTGCACTTGTGGTAGACGAGTCTTAACAGACTATAAATAGTTTTTTGAAATTTAGAAAAAGGCTTTTATAGTAGCCCAAACTATAGTAATGGACCGCAATTTGGAGTGGTAAAATGTTTAAAAACGAAGTAGCAGAATTTATATATAAGAGAACGTATTCACGTTGGTTAGAGAACGAAGGCCGTAGAGAAGACTGGCCCGAAACAATAGAAAGATTTATTGGTTTTATAATTTCAGAAAGACCAGACATCCCCGATAAAACAATTAATAAGATTAGAAACTACATGACACAGTTTGCAGTTATGCCCTCCATGCGATTTTTATGGGCTGCTGGCCCTGCTGCTAAGTTTGATAATACCTGTATATACAATTGTGCATTCGGTAAAATTAATACAGTAGAAGCTTTTGCAGAGTGTCTGTACATTTTAATGTGTGGAACTGGTTTTGGTTTTTCTGTAGAGAAAGAAGAAGTAGACAAACTACCTGTTGTCCCAGAGATTAAAAGTGGACAAGCATTACCTAAAGTAGTTATTGATGATTCTAAAGCAGGATGGGCTGATTCAGTAAAGACACTTATGGGAAGTCTTTATGATGGACAGAACATCTATTTCGATTACTCAGAGATTAGACTTGAAGGTGCTCGACTCAATACTATGGGAGGTAGAGCATCGGGTCCACAACCTCTAGTAAAGTTACATGATTTCATTCGTGAGACCATGCATAACGCTCAAGGTCGAAAGCTCACTACACTCGAAGCTCACGACATATGTAATCAAATTGCAGAAATAGTGGTAGTGGGTGGAGTTAGACGCAGCTCACAAATCTCATTGAGTGACCTTGATGACAAAGAAATGCGTCACGCTAAGGAGTGGCCTTTCCCTATAAAACGTGCTATGGCAAACAATAGTGCAATATTTAGGGAGAAGCCTTCCGCAGCACAATTTTTAAACGAATGGGCATCATTAGCTCTATCAGGCACTGGAGAAAGAGGTATATTTAATCTTAGTGCTGCACAGAGCAAAGCTCCATCGAGACGTTACGCTCCTCTTATTCAGGGAACCAATCCCTGTGGAGAAATAATGTTGCGAGATATGGAATTTTGTAACCTTTCGGAAGTAGTAGTACGAGCTGAGGACGACTTAGACTCTTTGTTAGACAAAGTTGAGACAGCAACATGGCTTGGTGTAATACAAGCAACCTTTACGGACTTTCCTTATCTAAGAAAAGAGTGGAAAAAGAACTGTGACGTAGAAAGGCTTCTAGGTGTTAGTTTGACTGGGCAGATGGATAACCCTTCAATATTAACATCGGAGGCATTAGCGGCGCTTAAAAGCCGTGTTTTGCGCATATCTCGTAAAGCAGCTAAGATAATGGGTATAAATGTACCTGTTGCAACCACATGTGTTAAGCCATCAGGAACTGTTTCACAACTTGTTGACTCTGCGTCTGGTGTCCACCCAAGATACTCACAATACTACATACGTCGTTATAGAATCTCATCTCGTGACCCATTGTTCCAATTAGCTAAAGATTCAGGAATTAAATGTCATCCTGAGGTAGGACAGGATAAAGAAACTGCATCCACATGGGTGTTAGAATTTCCTGTCAAATCTCCAGACGGTTGTATGACACGTAAGGATGTCTCAGCCCTTGACCAACTAAGTCATTATAAAAACTTACAGCACAATTGGTGTGAACACAATGCAAGTATGACTGTGTATGTCAGAGATGATGAATGGTTCGAAGTAGGTAACTGGGTGTATAAAAATTGGGATATTATTAATGGAGTATCCTTTTTACCTTATGATGGAGGTAAGTATGAATTGGCTCCATATGAGGAAATTGACCACAGAACTTACGAAAGGCTTATAAAGACCCTCCCCCTAATTAACTATACGCAATTGTCTCAATATGAGCAGACTGATAATACTCAGGGAAAAGCTGAGTATGCTTGTGTTGGAGATAAGTGTGAAATCTAACCATGGAATTCGAAACAGATATTACAGGATACGGTCGCAAAATGGGACTAACAGCAGGTCTTGATTCAAACGGAATGATAGACGATGTTGTTCGCATGGGCGGCGGTGAGTTTAATGGTATGCAACCAGCAGGAACTGTTCCAGCAAGAACAATAAACCCAGCTAATGGTGAATCTAGCGGTGGTAATGGTATGGCAGGAGATTTTGCTCCAACTAATGGAAGAGATGATGGTGTAATTGGTAATCCTCGTGGAGGAACCAACGTAGTTTAAGGAGATAAAATATGGCAATAACAGCAGACACAGTATACTCAGGCTCTCAAATGACTCAATATAATCCATTACCAATGGGTTTTTACTTTAGCGGTCCGGTAGCTTGTACAAACGCAGCAGAAACAATCATGGATGACGCCATGAGCAGCACAGCCGATGTGAAAGTAAATGTAAGAGCACATCCAAGTGTTAGAACAGTAAAAGCTTTTGACTTTATAATAAGTGTAGATGGTACAGCCGTCGGTGTTATTACAAGTGACACTGCATACACTAGCAGTAATTCAGAAGGATTAGATTTTATTATACCAAAAGGTACAAATTTAAAAGTAACTGGAGACAACCAAACAGATGGTACTTCAGTTAACTGTCAAACCTACGTTACAATAACAGAATTAATGGGTTCAACTTCAGCTTAGTTGTCTTGTTGATTTATATATTCAGCTAGAGTAGGAGGTTTCCTATTTATGTTTAATCCTACATTAAAACTTGAAGGTGTAAAAGTTATTCTCTTTCCACGAACTCTATAGTTACCAGAAAACTTAGGGTCTTCAGTCTCAATACGTATAACATCATTTTCAGCTAAAGACACTCCCTCAAAAGTTTCCATACCATATTCATATTGGGTTTCTAAGTTAGCTCTAAATAATTTTTGTGCAAAATCTTTACAAGCAGCAGGGGATTCTAACGCAGGATTACTAACTTCTAAGTAGTTTCTATCGTAAGCTTCTATAGCAGTATCGTGTGTAAAAGTACCTGTTACTCCATTTTTACCATTAACTATAACTATTGTAGGAACCTTTCTATTTATTATTTTTAAATCAGTTATATTAGTATACTCTGAGAACACATGCTTTATCTGGTCAGTATCTAATAAACTCTCTAACTCTATAACCAACTGAGAAACACTACCATTATCAACTACTTTAATAATATTAGGTCTTGGTATTGAACCATCGTTATCTATAGCTCTACTCATCAACTGCTTGATTATATCTAAAACGCCCAACGTACCCCTTATGGGGGGCCTAGAAGAGCTTATAGTAGGCGTAGTATCGCCTATGGCATCTGTATTAATCTTATTGTCTAATAGAGCCATAGAAACTGCTTTACGTATAGCATTACCCGCAGTTAATCCATCAATGTTTTCTTTATCTGTTAAAGATATTTTAGCTTTTTCAGGGTTACCACCTTTTACCATGTAGCCTAATATATCTTGGCTAAATATTTCTACATCATCAAAGTTTGCTTTTATTCTTTTGATATACCCTCTAAACAATGGTTTGTCAAAATCAGTAAAATGTAAAGTAACTTCTTTGTTCCATAAATCTTTATATCCTGCATAACTCTTAGGTAATTTAAATTGTAAAGTAGCAGCAGTTAAACCACCAGTGCTTTGATAAGTGCCATCAATATAATCGACAGACACACCTTCTATTCTAACCTCAGGAGTAATCTCGCTCATACTTTAAGCCTCCAAGAGGGAAACGGTCTGTAAACAACACACCATCATTTTTTATCATAGCTACATCTTTTACAATCAAAGTAAAGGTATATGACATTACTGCTCTAGGTCCACCTAATCCACGGGTTTCGTTGACATTACTTATTATACCCCAGAATCTTACGAATGTACCATCTTTTTGTGGTTCATCCCAATATACAGGAACTGCCTCAGCTTGTATGTTTCTTATTTTATGTAAATGCCCATACAGTGTTGATGCACCCTCAGTAGCAACAGTGCCAGTGTCTTCATCTCCTAAAGCTTTACTACTAAAACCTACTTCTGTTATTTTTAAACCAGTCTTTACTATATGTACTTTACCTTTTCTCGTTATAGCTTTGAAATATTGACCGCTTCGGCCTACACTAATATCACTAGTAATAGCTAAAGAATTTAAATTATAAGCAGAATCATCAATATTTTCAATAATAGCCGAATCACCTTGATTACCATCAAAAACATTCCACAACTCAGGGCATGCATTATCATCAGTGCCCGCTAAAGTAGTACCACTAAGTGTTACTTTTAATAAATATTTAGAATTAGTTCCAAATGAAGTACTAGTGAAGTTAGTTAAATTATATAAATTTTGGAAATAAGAAGGTGATGTAGCGTTATAAGTATCCATACCAGCTGTCACAAGTAAAGCACTATTTAAAGTAGTATTACCGGGAACATCTTGATACACTTTATTAGCTCCATTAACTACATCATATACGTTTATTCTTCTGACAGTACCAGTTACAGTGCCGTTAGGTAAAACTAAATTAGAGTTTGTAGTTGCTGAACCGGGTGAGGTAGCTGTACCTACTTGGAGATAAAGTGTACCATGACTTCCTACACCCGCATTATAACCATTACTTGCACCACTTGCAATCCAAAAAGCAGAACCTGAACCAGTCCCTGTTTTTGTAATAAATATATATTTATAGGCACCTACATCTGAGGCATCTCCTATAGTTTCTACCGCTGTTTTATCTGAAGCTGCGGATAAAGCTACTGAAACAAACCCATCACCATATCCAGTCACACCACCAGCAGTAACGCTAGCTGAACCAGTGACAGTAACATCATCAAAACCAGCAGCAGTACAACTAGTGAGGTTGTTAGCTGTAGTATTGTAAACTCCACCACATAAATTTGTAGCAGATATCGCAGCCCAATCATTAGGCATATCAAAACTAATATAACCAGATTTAGCAAAAGAACTACTTTTATCCACATAAGTAGTAGAGTCTGCTATCTCTCTTGATACTCTCGTTGTATCTTTAAACTTTAAAGGTTTCCAATATGCATTTTGTTTTTTAGTACCAGATTCATCTACACGCAGATACTCTACACCAGCTATTTTAAATCCAGTGACATCTGGGTCAAAACTTTCTGCGTCATATCCTAAGTTTCTTACATAATTAGTTGCATTAAAAAATACTTTGTTAGTTTTACTATCAAATGTTAAAAGTAGATACTCTTTTTCTCCATGATTTGTGTCTACCGGTTGGTCAGCAAGGTCTTTAACAGCTACAGAGTTGATACTAGCTAACTTAAAAACAGTTCCACTACCGTTGTTTTTCATATTACTAGATTGGTCACTGAATGGAGTGTCTGTAGCATTTGCTACACTAGTCCAATTAGGACACGGTTTACAGTACAATACTTCAGGTTGATTGTTTGTAATGAGACTACCTGAATTTGAAGCAGCCATAACTGACGTACGTACATTATAATATTGTGTAAAGAATCTTCCATAATCATCCAAAGCAACTGAATTACTTCTTATTTGGTTGTCAGCATCACTCTGTTTATACCACACATATCCAGAACCTGCACCAAATACTTCTTGGTCAGTTTGTATTGTGTTGACACCGTAAGGATTTACTAAATAAGAGTAGTGTGAAGTCTTAACACTCTCAGTTTGTTGAGTACCTGTACCAAGAATATTAGTACTGAGAGCCCATTGATTTACAGGACTCATCCACATTTTTCCATTGTCGTATCTATAGTTAGACAAAGCTACATTAGAACCAGCTGCCCTACTTTGTCCCATTTCAAAAATAGCAAAACGATTATTATCATCTACACTTTTAACAGGACTACCTGCTGTAACATATGTTATTGGATAGTATTTACCATCAGCTGCTTTAGTTACTAAAAATATTTTTAACCTGTTAAATACTTCATTTGTAGTGTAGTCAGTGCCAGCGTTTGTCATACTAGTTCCTACACCTTTACAACTATCAAAAGATACCTTTAGTATTTTATTATATACGCTATTTTCACCGGGATGTTCAGTATGCCAAAAATCATACACTCCATATTGATTTGCTGCTTGTGTTAAATCTACTGAAAAATTTTTTACTGTTTCTTGAGATATGTCTGCACCTAAAGCTATTTGTGGTTCGGTACCAGTTGCTGCATTATACTTATTGCGTGCTACTACACCCTCTACTGACATTGTAATTTTTTGTACTGTTCCTGTCAACTCAGCTCGTGTCAAAGTAGGAGCTATAGCTAAATAAACTTTTTTACCACCTTCAATCTCTAAAATAGAATTATCTATTCCTGAATCAATACTCATATTTTCTACTCGCATGATAGCTGTAGGTGTAGCATCATCTACTCTTAACCCAGAGACAGTTGTTAATTGTGAATAAGGTGCTACTGCTGTATTAGAAGCATCTTTAGAATAATATCTAGATACAATACCAGCAGAGTTAATTGTTTGTACTACAGGGTTGAAAGTGTTTCCTGTTTTATTATAGGTGTGCGGAACTACAATTGAGCTCACAGGCTCAGTAGTAGTTACCCATTGGTAATTAGCTTCATCTGTTTTGTTACTTGTACCATCATCCCAGTCTACATATACTGCACGGACATCAGGTTGTTTAAAACTTAATTTAGCGTAAACTTCAGTGTTAACTGTAGTAGTAGTTATTGCTGAGGTAGCGCCTGTGTTTGAATACCATCCGAGTGCCATGGTTTATACCGTTGTGGCCCTCCATGAAACAGCGTTAGACATACCCATACCGTGCTTTGAACTACCTCTAAAGTTGTGATAGTCTGCTACAAATAATCTTGCTGTGTGTGATATGTTTGCAGTCCCCTCAATATCTAGTAAATTAACAGAATTATAAACATATCTACTAGGTTGTTCTATGACTTTCATTTCTTTATTATAAATAATAAATTCTTCGACGTAACCTTCCATTGGTAAATGAGAAGCAGAATACTTACCACCTATAAAAAAGTCATTACCAGTGTTTGAAACATAAGTAGAACCAGTACTGCTACCAGCAAGTGCACCATCAACATATAATTTACATTTGATATCATTAGCGGAACCACTATTCATTGTAACAATTATAGAAGTAGGTACTTCACCATCACATGTCACTACCTGACTTCCTGTTATGGCTATATCGGCACCCAATTCTACATTAATTTTATTACTAGTGTCTTTATACAATCTAAAGTTACCAGCAGCAGATGCACCAGCACTAGCTAATTGTGCAGCCACATAACGTTTATTACCCTTATCATCGGTATCAAACGTAGCATGAGCAACAAAAGTAAATTCTGTTAATCCTTCTAAAGCAGTATTTGTACCATTTGGAACAGTTAAGGAACCATTGGTAGTTTTATCTAATTTAGCTGCCCAACCACCTTGCCCATAAATTACAGGTCTGACGGTGCTACCTATGGTGATATTACCAGATGTACCTAAAACTGGATTATGAACTTTATAACCAGTAGGAGCAACACCGGGGTTAGGAAAGCCTTCATTCAGCGGAGCCCACATAGTTGCGTGAGTATATTTATCGTTAACATTATCGTTTGATGTAATTAACATCCTATACCACGTGTCATCAGCATTAGTTTCATTCCATGTAAATATTAAACTGTTTAAATTTTGTGAATCTAAATTGTAAAGATTTGTTTCATCTAGAGAAACAGGACCGTTTACTTCTAAATTACTTATCACAGGAGGTAAATCTTGGAATTGCCAAAATAAAGTTGGTTGAGCAGTTTCACTTGTGCTGTCTGGACTTGTAAAGGTATAACTTGAAGATTGAGGGCTAGTTTCGGTAGGATATAATATTATAGGTATATCTGCACCGGGTTCGATAGAAGCTGCTTTTGAAACGTCTCTTAATGGTAAATGCATATATTGACCTTGTACTACTTGGCCTTGTACTACATACCCTCCTCCCGCATTTTCATCAGTTTCTACACCATATCCAAAGTCTTGATTTGTAATAATAGAAGAAGATTCGTCTCCGGGGTAGATATTCCAAGCTCTTGAATAAAGACCGGCTGCACCTCCTGTGGTTGCAACACTACTCTTCATAGAAAATAACCATTCATTTACTGTAGTTCCTGAGCATGTAGCCACTGTAGGATTTACGGTGTCATCAGAAACTATCATACAAGCACTACTATAAGTTCTGCGTATTGTAGATGCAGGGGTATCAAATGTCATAGTCATCCAAAATTTTTCAGGGCAGAACAATAATCTAGGTAGATTTTCTTCAGTTACTAATGCAGTAAAATCATCATCCGCATAAAACAAATCTTCTTTGAAAGAGATTACATTATTAACAATAGGTGATTCTTGGGCTAACTGTAACCCTGTTTTCTTAAAAGAAGTAGCATTAGTTGCCCCTGCTAAATATATAATATAAGTTTCATCAGGGTCGCTCCAGTTTATCATAGATGAATCATGAACTTTAATTTGGTTAGAGTTTAATTCTGAAAACTTACCTAGTTTGGTACCATGAGTAAATATATCAAACTGAGGTATTCCTATAATACGTGTGCTAGCTGCTATATTTTCACGCTTAACCCAGTCACCATACCTATTAGTAGAACCACCAGCAGCACCATCTAGTCGTAAATTTAAGAATCCTTTTTGTCTAAATCCATCGGTAGGTACATTATTAATACTACCTGTAATTACATTGATAGCATTGGAATTACCTACACTAGTACCGACATTAACAGGGAACTGAGAACCAGATAAATGATGCCCTGTAGTTGTACCACTCGTAAAAACAGCAGGAGCTCCCATTTGGCCTCCTAAAGGAATAGCTACACTATCAGTAACACCATCAGCGACAGTCATAAATGCACCACCAGATATAGATGTACTTCCATAAGCTAAAGATAATTTATCAATTTTTCTAGGTATAAGTGGATTAGTTTTTACTGCATCATAATCTTGAGTATTAAAGTCATTAAATAATATATTTCCAGATGCCTCACTAGTATATATCGCACCGGCGTCAGTTAAAGGTAAATACGCACGCTCATTCAACCCTATACAAACGTTTTGTCCTACGTCATAAGTAGACATATCTGCTTTGTTGACACTAGGTTGTAATGTTCCATGTGTTGTGAATGTTACATCAATTATACCTGTACTACCAGCATAATTAGCAGCATTACCACCTACATCAAACATGGTAAAATTATATTTGTCCTCAATACTAGCAAAGGTATTGCTAAGACTAGTACCAGCAACTTCAATTACATCACCTTTATTAGACCAACCACTTCCTCCAGCTAATCCAGTAGTCTTATTAGCCATGTTTTCAAGAGCACCTAAGTCAAAAGCACCAGAAGTAGACACTAATGTTCCAGTATTACTTGCGTTTGTTACTTGAACCTGTCCTGTTAAAGTTACAGGAGCAGAACCAACCCATCTTTTATTGAAAAATTTAGGAGATTGTGAACTAGAAGTTGCACCAGAAATAGCAACATGCATTGGAGATTTATGCGTTTTAGGAGCAAATGCCATAAGTGCATTTCCATTAGCAGCACTGAATGAGTTTATACCCGGACCATAATTATGTAAGCTAATACTATCTATAAATAGCTCTACTTCTTGACTACTACCACTTGTATTACCTTGTGATACATTATCACCAGTAAAGAAAGGTACACTACCATCAGTATTACCACTATACCATGGATAATTTTGTACCCATACAGTCATATGTTTAGGATATAGATGTGGATTGTCTGCAAAATTCCAAGGATTCTGTAATCCGGTAGGATAAGATGCAGGAGTACTACCACCTACTACCCCTTGCGGGAACCATATATCAAGGAAAGGTTTATATCTGTCACTACTGTCAATGGTTACACCATCTTCGGTTTGCTCCAAATCAAAAATAATTCTCATAGGTATACCCCGGTCACTAATAGAAGCTTCTGTAGGGTTAGCAGAACTACTTGCAGCATATGGTACTTTAGAAGACACATATGCACTGTTATCTTGTTGTATATCAGTGAATATACGCATATCAAACCATGAATCCGCAGGTAGTTTTACAAAACGTAAAGGACCATCTACATCTTCCATACTAATTTGGGCAGGACCGGTACCCGAAACAACGGGACTATTACCCCATATTAATCTATTTAAATTTTTATAATTACCACTTGATTTACCTACCAACTTTGCTATTCCACCAGATGCTAATGTATTACCTACAGTAAATCCATTACTAGACGTAACTTGACTTTGTACATCAGTAACAGGTATCGGAAAAGCATATATATCAGGTACTGAAGTACCTTGGGCTTGCGAAGCTGAACCACCACCAGCTGTAGCATAATCACCTAAATTTACTAAACTGTGGTCAAACCTAGTGAAAACTACACCACCAACTATATTTTCTGTGTCTTCCCCGTTGTGGAATCTTTCAAGACCATAAGTAATAAAATCATCTACAGTATGATGGTCTGCTTTAGGTTTATAATTAGAAAAAGTAACACAAATACTTCTTAAAAAGGAATTTTCGAAATGACTTAAATCATTATTAGCTAATACACCATTACCAAGAGCGGGAATATTTTCGTGACAAAATGAAATAGCTCCTGAAATATCAGTGGAAGTACCACCTGTATTACCTTGCCCATTGATAGCAACGTTTGGCCCTAATTTACTTATATTCATAGCCATTCTTATTTCAGGTATAACAGATTGCATATTACCCACATTATTAACATTTATAGTATTATCATATGTGTCCATACCACAATCGAATGGTGGTGTTGGCATAGGTAAATTAAAAATAGAAGCATAAGTACATGTAGGATTTAGATTATCAGTGCCTCCTACAGTGAATTGTATTTGATTATTATCGGGTGCATGGTCCCACAGATGATAGAATCGTATAGATTGTCCACCATCTAATGATTTTTCTGGACTCAAATCTACCAAAGAAGTTATTAAAGGTGCTTCTGCTGACGCACCATAAGGATTTTGGTTATCTAAATTGTTAGCAACTGTTGAAAATATAGTGTTACTTTGATTTCCTTGCGTATTATTATCCATATCAGCAGTAGATGTGTTCATAACTGCATAGTCTACATAGTTTTTATTAAATAGTTCTTGTTTATTGAAGTCATAATATAGTGGTTTGTATTTCATTAAACCATCAGAATCGTCCCAAAAGGTTAAAGCTCCTCCAAAAGTTTCTAATGCATTACGCCATGCTAGTGAGTTAGTAGATTCGTAAATAATATTATTATCCAATCTCATAGTTTGACCATCTTCACTACTTATCAAGGCATAATAAGATTCAGTACCAAAATCAGCATCTTGATTTACAGCTAATTTTACTTTTCTTAAATATCTAGTCACACGAGCAAAATCATCTTCATTTGTATACATATCGTGGTCTTCTAATAGTTGTTTTAAATTACTTTCTGAAATACGAGGGTAAGCTAAACGAGTTACAGCGTTACCTGCTGAAAGTGTCCTAGTTCCCACGTCAGAAATACCTTCAAAATTCTCAAAAAGATATGGATTACTACCCACAGGAAGACTATTTACCATAGTTAGACGGTCTCCTACTACTGGACTTCCATAAGAATCACCATGTACTCCACTAATATTAGCAAGGAAATACGCTCCGGAAGCTAAACCAGCACTTTCTATATCTGGGTCTATTCTATATCCTCCAAGTTTGGGAAAATCACGATTATTTTTTATCTCAACACTAGTATTTTTCAAAGAAAGAAAACCACCAATCAATTCACCATCACCATAATTAGGTTGGTCAGCTACAGTACCTTGTAAAATATAAGATTGACTCATTACTCCACCCTGTAATGTAAATAAAGTAGGAGCAGTAGGGTTAGCTTTAGCTGTTAAATCTCTAAACTCCATATGTAAAGGTATACCTTTAGTAATTGGTTGACGTTTATAATATGTGTTACGCTTAACTTTTGTGGTCATTAAATAATACCTCCGAAAGAATCAATACCTATACTAACGTTTTTCATAACAGTTCTATCCTTTCCTATTGTATCTTGGGTTTGCATAGTATTTAAGATTTGTCCTGAAGTATCAGGTATAAACAACTCTGGGCCTTGTTCTCCTACGATATATGGAGTTCCTTTCATAGGTAATCCTCCATCTGCCATACCTTGAACATATCCTCCAGATTGTCTATTTTGCATATATTTATTTAACATCATACCACCAAGTATTACAGCACCAAGAGCTCCTCCGCCCATAGCGAACTGAGCCGCAGTAGCACTACGTGCTATACCTGCCATCAATAATTGTGTAACTGGTAATACACTGTTTAATACTTTGAAGTATATAATAAATTTAAGGAACTCTGGGTCTAGTGCATGTAATACTTCTAAGAAAATTTTCATAGGTAATACTAATAATTCTAACATTTCAACGCTGACTAGACCAGCATCAGAAAATTCTTGTACAATATCTATTAATTTTACTAACAAATCTTGTAAAACTAATATACCGTTAACAGCCAAATCTTGTATTTGTTGACCAAACGCCGTTAATGCGTATCCATTTTCAGTTTCAATAACAATTAAGTCTCTTAATGCAGCCACAGTTTCAACTACGGCCTTATGAAAAGCATTCATAAATTCAGTACCTTCAAATGTAGCATCTCTCATAAAGAAAATAGCCTGAACATTATTTTTAAGTATTTGTATTTGTGCAGATATAGACTCGTTCTGTATGCGAACCATTTCATCTAACTGTCCGCCAGCATTTTCAGTATCTTTTACAGCTTGTGTGAATTCGTCAGAAGCCTGAACCAAGTGAATAAATGCCGTAGCACCTCTAACGTTTAAATCTTCAATTAATGTAGTTAATAATTCGGTATTCGACGCTGTCTCAGGACCAACAACAGCAGCGAACTGAGAAGCTATCTCAGTCAATTGCATCATTTCACCTTCAGCGTTTAGAATCTCAACACCCATTTTACGGAAACCTACCTCAGCATCCATAGCACTTTCAGCAAATTCAGCCAATGCTTGTCTAAGACCCCTACCAGCTATACCAGCCTCTAAAGCTCTATTAGTCAATATCTGTAGAGCCCCTAGTAATTGGTCTATAGATTGCCCTGTAGAGGTAAAGAAAGGTAGAGCAAACTTAACTGCGCTTGATAAATCTTGATACTCAATCAAAGATTTCTGAATAGCAAAAGCGAATTTATCAGTAACTTCAGCTGCTTGGCTCATTTCCATACCGAAACCGAACAATGTTTGAGCTGTAAGTTTAGAAATAGTATTATGGTCTCCTTGCACAGCCATAGATAATTTTAATGTTTCTGGTAAAATAGACAATGCTTCGTTTGCGCTAACACCAGCCGATGCAAGTTGGTACAATCCAGTAGCACCATTCTGCATTTCCATACCAAATTTTTGTCCAAATTGAGTTATTGTCTCACCGACGTTAAAAAGTTCGTTGTTAGTTAAGTTAAACACAGAGTTTGCATTGAGTAATTCACGCTCAAACTCAATTAATTCTTGTGTGCTTTGGTTGAGCTTGTAGTAGAACGCCGTTGCGAGGGCTACAGAGTTACGTAAAGCTGCGTTAAATCCTTGTCTAATGTGATTGGCTGCCTGAGCGACTTTGGCCCCAAAACGAGCTGCTGCTGCGGTCATCTCATCAAACTTTTTTCTTGTCTTCTCAGCTTGTGCTATACCTGTTTTTAAATTACGAGTATTTTTTACTTCTTGACCTAGTCTTTTTTCAGCACCTTCTAAGAGGTCAGTGTTCTTTTTGATTTTCTCATCCATCAACTTTAACTCATCTTTTGATGCTTTACCTGTTGCTTGGAGTTGTTCTAGCTCTTTTCTAAGACGTATGTCCTTTTCGCTTAAACGTTTGAATTCATCTTTTGATGCTTGTTCTTGTTCTTTTTGTAATCGTAAAACCTCTTTACGTCCTGAGGCATCCATCTTTGCTAAATTTTGGACCATCCTCGTCATTTTCTGTAAAGGTGTTATTCCTTTTTCAATACCTGCAAATAAATCTTTACCAAGTTGTGTTTTAGCAGTAGCCTGTTGAAGTCCTCCAAAACCTTTTTTGACTTTACCTTCACTATCTGCAAAAGAACCAGCGACATCTCTACCAGATTTTTGTAAGTTTTTTAACCCTCTAGCAACTTCAGCGTTCATTAGGGCATTACTTTGTTTAAGATTATTTTGAAATAGGCCAGCTGTTTTTTGTTGTTCCGATAAAGCAAGTCCTCTACTTTTAGCTGAGGCTTGTTGTCTCATCAAAGCAATCTTTTGAAAGACACCTGCTGCACCTTGAGATAAAGCACCACCTGCTTGTTGCATAGCCTGCGGGCTAGGAACGGCTAAACCGATGGCGACTCTTGCTGCAAATACTTGTCCTGCGAAACCCATTATTACATTAGTCCTTTAAATGTTGGTCTTTTCTGTTTCTCTCCTAGCATATCCTGATATTTTCTACGTGTTTCTAAATACTTAGCGTATTGAGGGCGTATTTCAGGTCTATCCTTTGCCATTTCACTAATATCTTTATCTGAATATCCATCCATTGAGTGAAATTGTTCATATTCTTGATTGGCTGTCAATAAACTAATTAACTCATGACGTGGCGTATTTTTAATTTCTCTCCATTGCATCCCTAAATCCTTCATTAGAGGTATATATAGGAGTACCGCATCAGGCGATTCCAGCATCAGTTCTGAAAATTTGCTTGTGCTAACTCCTCAGCCCCTAATATATTGTTAGATATACTATATCTTAACGTGGTAGGGATAAGTGCCCATTGTTCCTCTGAGATGACAGGTCCATCGGGGTTCTTTTCATTTGCTTTGTGTATCATTTTCATAACTCTTTGTGAACCGAGTTCTTGATACATTCCCATTTTTTCTTCTTCTGGTGTGTTGTCTGCCATTGATGGTAGTTTTGGTTCTTCTTTTTCTGTTAACTCACAGTATTGGAACTCCACTACTCCACCTCTAAAAACAACCTCACCTATTTGCACTTCATCAGTGAGTGCTACTAAGTCATCCATTGACCATATTTTCTTTTCTTCCATTTTTAGTTCTCCTGAAGGGGGTACAAACCCCCCTCAAATTAAATTATCCTATCTACAGGTTAGTACCGATAGCAGTATCGTCTGCATCAGTTGCGAATGTTGGTGTGATATAAGACATAAATTCTAGTGTCTCATCCATTGTTCCATCCGTATTAACAGTAACACTGTGTGATTGAATACAACATCCCGGAATGGTTATAGTTTCATCATTACCTGTGGATGCATCTATTTGTATATATAGTCTGTATCCGTGGTACTTATCTGGTTGTTCTAATCCATCCCATACGGCGTTGGTGCCGTTTTGTGTACCATATCGTGCTTCGTTGAAAAGAACATCGAATTGTTCATTTTCTTTTTTGCGTGTTATAGTAACTGTAGTTTCTTTTTTGATTTCTGCTTTTGTTTGTGAACGCATACCAAAGTAAGCTATGTCTTCATCCATAGCCCCAATACTTACATCGACAGCAGTTATTTGACTAAGTTCTGTAAATGATTGGTTTGGTCCAGCTTTAATTACTAAGTCTCCACTTGGTGAAGTTCCTACATCAACTTGTGATGCTGCGTGTCCTGCTGGAGTTACTCCTATACCTCTGTCACTCTCTGTGGTTATTCCAAATGTTACATCTTTACCTAAGAAAAAAACCATATTATCAGAGCTCCGAAAGTGGTGTCATTGTTTTATCTATCCATCCGGCTGATGGTTGCGCTGCTGTTGGTGTAAATGGCATTGGTGCTACTGAAGAAGTGAATTCTATTGTTTCCTCTGTAACTCCGTCTGCATTTAAAGTCACTGTGTGACCTGTTATAGCTGCGTTTCTAACTGTAAATACTTCCTCAGTTGATACTGAATCGTATTGTTTTAATCTTAAGTGTAATCTGTATCCATAGCAACAGTTGGCTCCCCCGGCAACATCGTCAGTGTCTCCCATCCATGATGAACCGTCTGCAATTTTTACAGCGGTTGAGCTCGTGTATTGTACACCAAATCTTGCTCCCATTCTTTTGTTGTTTGGGGCTCCTACTATAAAGTCTCCTGAATTTGAGGGACCATTAAATAGTACATCGAAAAAGTTATTCGATTTTTTGCGCGTAATGGTGACTACGGTTTCTTTTCTTAGTTCTACCTTCTGCATTATTTGAGGTTTACCTAGAAAAGGTCCAACATCTTCATCACTAACAGATATTGACAGGTCAATTCCTGTCACGTCGTTTATTTGTCCCTTGGCTGCTGTTGCATCCGCTAATGGGGGAATACAGGCACCGCTAGCTGCTGAAGCTGCTGCTTGAAAAGCAACCTCATCACCGCTTACGATAAGCGCCATATCAGTAGTCGAACTTTTGTTGGTGGTCGACTCCGTAGTTACAAATACGTTTACATCTCTTCCTAGGAAATATGTCATATTATTTTTTTCTCCTTTTTTTGTCTAGACTTTCAGTACATACATTTCACTCGTTGTATTTTAATTACTTCAACTTACTATTTAAAGCTTTCTCTATAAAGTAGCTTGTTTACCATCAAACGCATAAACACCTGCTCTTCTTGATGTTAAGAAGGGTGATATAGATAAATTTTGACCTATCAATTCATCGTTCCAATCATACTGACCTCGGTTCCATACACCATATCCCTTGAATGCAGGGTCATTGTCACCATATATAAATTTCTCTGACATACCTCGTCCTAAACCTCGTGACGATTCTTTCCATTTATCAGACAATTGTGCACTTTCTTTCATCAATTTACTAAAAAACATAGCAAAGTCACTAGTGAAACCGGGATTAGAATAAAATTCTTTAATTTGTCTCAGTAGGTCTTCAGCTATCTCAGCTGGTAACAAACCTGTTACACCATCTCCTCGTTTAGAATTTACTCCTACTGCTATATCTATCCCACCTAAAGCAGTTTGAGTTAAGTCAGATGATTGAATGTCACCAATAGATGCTATTCTTGCATCTGTGGATACAGATAAATCAGCAGAAAGTTGATGAATAGCAGCTGCACTGCGCATAAATGATTCATTTTCAATACTGTCATTAAGTAATGCATTTCGTATTATCATGTCTCTCATGTTTCCAGAATCACTTCCTTCTCCACCTACAAACCTAACTGCAATATCTGTAACATTAATTTGTGGCCATCCGTCTTTTGTGTCTCCAGTAATTCTAACCATTCCCATCATACCTTGTTCTAGAGCACCAAGTGTGACTTGATAGTTATAAGCTAAAGAATCTGCGGTTTGAGAACTGTCTACGTGGCTTAATCGTTGGACACGGTCAAGTAACTCACGTGTAAATTTTGAATGAATAGAGTCTCCTTTTATGGCCTCTCTGACGTTAAGATGTCTACTGAAATTTTTATCTAACTTTTTACCTGCTTTTAATATTGTTTTATTGATTTTACTAACTGAAGTTTTAACTTGTTTTTCAAAGGCTTTATCTAAACCACCTGCTTTTTGTACATCCCTTTTACCAAATTGTGAAAATAATTTTACACCCTGAGTTCGAGCTTTAGCTACTGTCATTTCTACACCTACACTGTTTCTAGTCATACTTTTACCAAAAGTATCAGTCATGGCCTTTTCTAATCCTCCACCACCTGCTTCTGAAAAGGAAATATCAAAAGTTTCTCTACTCATCCCTTGTCTTTGTTTTTGAAAGACTGCATCGTTTTGTAATTCACTATTCTCACCTGAAAAAGTATTAGGGTCTAACCTATATTCTAATTCTTGAGCTAACATTAAAGCCTCAATTTCGTTAACATCTGTTTGTCTAAAACCAGCAGCAGTACGAGATTGAATACCACCAGCTAATTTACCATCTAATATTTTAGAAAATAGAAAACCTAATTCTTGAGCTGCTATTGGCGCGCTTCCTAATGAACTAGCTTGCTCTTTAGCAGCAGTCCAATTGTTAGGAGTACCCTTACGAGGGGTTTTTTGATACGCTCCGGTATTCCCTTCATTAATTCTTTTTTGCCACGGTTGTGGTGGTATACTTCCTCCTTCAGACTGCGGTGCCATATTGAAATAACCAAGACCGGGTTGTGGTCCTGTTGGTGGCATCAACCCTAGTTTATATTTTTGGGTCAATGGAAGATATGGTTGTAAACCTATAGTTATAGAACGAAAAACATTTTGGGTTGGAAACTGTCTCCCTGCCAAAGAAAAATTAGACATCTATCACCTATTGTTTTTAAACACAATAACCATGGTTGCCATGGCTGCCCATATTTCTAAATCAGGATTATATCCGATATCTGTGAAACCAGTAAAATGGCGCTCTACAACTTCTGTCGTAGTGCTGTTATAATTAACGTCCATAAGTACATTAGCGCTATTAAGCATGAGATAATTAAGCAATCTTCTTTCTTTATAGGGCTCCCCTTCTACCGTAATAGTGCTAGCTCTATCTACCAATACATGTATTTTAAAGCCTACTCCATAGAGCTCCCCTTTTGCTGCTGTATTAGAGCCACCAAAAGTAAGGTCTTGCCCCATAAATTGAGTCTCTATTCCGTTAGCTGCCATTTCTGTAATTATGCTGGGATACTTAGTTTGGTCTGTGGTTGGAAATTGCCCAAATACTGTAACGTCGTTATCGGTCCAAGCTGTGCTAGTTCCTGTTGCTGTGTTATAAGTACCGCTTCGTAAATTATCGATTAGTTTACGTTCGACTATATTTAAATGGTCTACTGCCATTATTCGTAAGCCCTCCTTCTTGCATCATCGCGTCCTGATGTGCGAACACAATTGAATATTATGTATCCATCTGTTAAATCTTTTAGAGAATGTACATGCCATGATACTGATTTGTAATATTCTACTTCTTTTATTTGAATAGTGTTAGTAGTGGCTGTAAATCCTGTGTAATTTATTTGAAACGCTTTTACATTTTTTTCATAATCATAAGTTCCAGCTATAGTAGTTGCATAGCGTGTTCCATCTCTGTATATACTTGTAGCTGTGCTTCCTGAAATGTAAGGTAAATCTATAGTTAACCATTCACCACTAGGAATCGTTAAAGAAGATGGGGTATAAGTTAACGTTTGGTCAGATACGTTTAGTGACGTTCCTGATGTAAGTGTAGCTGTAAAGTTTGTTTTGATTCTAAATCTAATTCTATCTGCTTCAAGTGCATTTTTATTAGTAGCTGTATATTTTAGATATCCATTACCTGTTAATGTATTTGTGATTGATTCATCGTCACTTGCAATTGAACCAGAATCTGTACTCCAATTTCCTGTTCCAGATGTAGGGATACTTAGAACAGTGCGATAATTAGTAATTAATCTATCCCAACCTTCTATCTCATTAAAATTAGTGTTATTATCTTGGTTAAAGTTGTCAAAGTTTTTTATAGTTTCCATGTTAGGTGTATATATTCTAGCTGCACCAATGATATTATTACCTTGTCTTTCTTGCTGATAATCTGCTGTAACTGTAGGTCTTATAATTGCTGGTAAATCTGGTAATAAAATTTCGTCAGAACCTATAGTTCCGGAAGGTACTCCATAATCATCTGTTTTATAAATAGCAGGTCTATGATATGTAACGTGTTGAGCTTGCTCAGTTCGATATCTCAGTGCGCGAAACACTCGATTCATATTCAAAGCGCCCGGACGAACACCCTGAGAACCAATTAAACCGGGCATTAATACCCTCCATCGCCTCTAGTACCTTTAGGAACTGGATACATTTGTTTTGTCGCATCGACACCAGTAACGTTTTTATTCCAGTTAACATTGCCGAGCCATGGGTCAGCGTTGTAGGTAGTTGTCTTAATACTGAGACTTTGTTTCATTACCAATTCTTGTTCTGCTAATTCTTTAAAATGAATGAATTGGTCACCTTCATAATAAACTGCTAAATCTCCCACTTGAATGCGCTCTATGCCCATTCCATTTTGTGCGATAGATGATAAGTAACAAGAATAATACATAACTGCGTTGTCATATGCAGCGTCTGCACCGACCGTATAAGCTGTTCCAATTTGAGATTTAAACCAATCACTAGCTACACTAATTAGAAGGTCAAGAGTTTCATTATCTAATTCAACTTGCTCTATGCCTGCCATTAAACGTACACGCGTTCTTAAATCATCTAAATTTGATATAGCTGTTATTGCCATCTTACATCATCCCCATTGCACCTGCACCACCAGCTGCTGTAACTATTACAGCCAACCAACGTTGTAAAGATGCTTTTATATCATTTTCCCACATTTCGTGGTGTGATAGGTGGTTGGTAAAAAGAGTTTCGAACTTATCCATACGATTGTATATTGTTTTGATACGCTCGTCCATGCGGATTAGTAACTCCTCGCGTTCCCAATCATCCATATGTAATATCACCTCTAATCATATTTAAAGCTTTCCTCCACATTCAGAACAACCCGGACATTTTTTAGGTTTATCTAGTTCGACGTTGTTGTTCCCTTTATATATTTTATGTTCTGGTATATGACTCCAATCACCACTGACTGGTATAATCATCATATTTTCTGGCAAGTCTTTCCAAAAATCTTTTGGGACATTAGTTACATTTATTTGTTTGCTCATGGGTTACTCGTTAGTATTCCTTTTGTGAATACCAGTTGTCTCGTATTTGCTATTACATCTACTATGAATGGTCGTCCATCTGGACACTGTACTCCAAATCCGGGGTCACAAATTAAAAGAGCTATACTTTCTACATAATCTACTGTAGCTGCTATACCGGCTGTACCTGCTACTGGATTTATATTATTAGATGCTCCTTCAAAGGTTACTCCATCTTTGTCTATCTTTAATAAATCTTCATGGTCTGCATCAGTATTTGCACCATAACCAATAATTAAATCACCATTATTTTCGGTATCTGCATCCATGTTGATAAATATATCACGGAAAGCTTCTATTACAAGTGGTTTAGCATCGTTATCAGATGCCTGTCTCCAAAGTGTAGCTCCTGCACCGTAACCAAAATTATCAGAATGGTCGTGAATTATAAATGAATCACTACCGTTACCGAATTTAAGTTTAGTATCGTCTAATATTTTAAGACTAGTTCCATCCCATGTGAATTTATTAATTCCTCCAAATGATGAACTATTATTGTATTGTATTTCTTGGTTAGAACCACCGGGTGAACCACCACCACCGCCGCTACCAGAAGGTCCTTGTACTCCTTGTGTACCAGTTCCAGTATTTCCTTGTCCTCCTTGTGTACCGGTTCCAGTAGTTCCTTGTTTACCTTGTAAACCTTGTTTACCTTGTAATCCTTGTCCACCTTGCGCTCCTCCTGCACCACCTGCACCTGTAGCACCTTGTGGTCCTGTACCACCTGTATTACCTGTAGTACCTTGTTTACCTTGTAATCCTTGTCCACCTTGCGCTCCTCCTGCACCACCTGCACCTGTAGCACCTTGTGGTCCTGTACCGCCTGTATTACCTGTAGTACCTGTAGTTCCTTGTTTACCTTGTAATCCTTGTTTACCTTGTAAACCTTGACCACCTTGTGTTCCTGTTGAACCACCTGCACCTGTAGCACCTTGTGGTCCTGTACCGCCTGTATTACCTGTAGTTCCTTGTTTACCTTGTAATCCTTGACCACCTTGAACACCAGTATTACCTGTAGTACCCGTAGCACCTTGTGGTCCTGTACCGCCTGTATTACCTGTAGTTCCTGTAGTTCCTTGTTTACCTTGTAATCCTTGTTTACCTTGTAATCCTTGTCCACCTTGTGTTCCTGTTGCACCACCTGCACCTGTAGCACCTTGTGGTCCTGTATTACCTGTAGTTCCTGTAGTTCCTTGTTTACCTTGTAATCCTTGCCCACCTTGAACACCAGTATTACCTATGGTTCCTTGTCCACCTTGTACTCCGGTATTACCTGTAGTTCCTGTAGTTCCTTGTTTACCTTGTAATCCCTGCCCACCTTGAACACCAGTATTACCTGTAGTACCTGTAGCACCTTGTGGTCCTGTATTACCTGTAGTTCCTGTAGTTCCTTGTTTACCTTGTAATCCCTGCCCACCTTGAACACCAGTATTACCTATGGTTCCTTGTCCACCTTGTACTCCGGTATTACCTGTAGTTCCTGTAGTTCCTTGACCACCTTGTATACCCTGTTTACCTTGTAATCCTTGTCCACCTTGTGTTCCTGTTGCACCACCTGCACCTGTAGCACCTTGTGGTCCTGTATTACCTGTAGTTCCTGTATTTCCTTGTCCACCTTGAATACCTTGACCACCTTGAACACCAGTATTACCTGTAGTTCCTTGTCCACCTTGTACTCCAGTATTACCTGTAGTTCCTGTAGTTCCTTGCCCACCTTGTACTCCTTGTATTCCTTGACCCCCTTGAATACCTTGACCACCTTGTGTTCCTGTTGAACCACCTGCACCTGTAGCACCTTGTGGTCCTGTATTACCTTGTACACCTTGTCCTCCTTGAGCACCTGCTTGCACAAAAGTAACTACACAATCATCACCATTACTAAAAGTACCATTATTATCAACAAACTGTACTTGTACTTCCTCATAAGCTGTAGTTCCTGCACCACCGCCAACATTTGCTCCTGTAATATTAAAAGTAATAAAAACTGTAGAATCATCAGTTTTAAATATTCTTAAATGTCCTCTTACCGCGCCAGTTCCATCATCGAGTGAATCTACCCAATCACTAACGTCAGTAGTATTAATGTCAAAATTAGATAAACCTACTTTACTAACAGAACCATAAGCAGGTAAACCTCCTCCACCGGGCACTGGAATATTAAATCCAAAATTAGTTTGTCCCGGTGAACCAGCAGTAATATCAAAACTACTGTAATTATATTCTATACTATTTCCACCAAATAATCCGTGATTACCTTGTACACCTTGTCCTCCTTGTACACCTTGTCCTCCTTGAATACCTTGTTTTCCTTGAAGTCCTTGACCACCTTGTATACCCTGTTTACCTTGTAATCCTTGTATTCCTTGACCCCCTTGAATACCTTGTCTACCTTGTAAACCTTGACCACCTTGTACTCCGGTATTACCTGTAGTTCCTTGCCCACCTTGTACTCCTTGTATTCCTTGACCCCCTTGAATACCTTGTCTACCTTGTAAACCTTGACCACCTTGTGTTCCTGTGTTACCGGTAGTTCCTTGTCTACCTTGTAATCCCTGTCCTCCTTGGATACCTTGTTTACCTTGTAATCCTTGTCCACCTTGTGTTCCTGTTGAACCACCCGCACCTGTAGTCCCTTGTCCACCTTGTAATCCTTGTATTCCTTGACCCCCTTGTACACCTTGTCCTCCTTGAGCACCTGCGGCACCTGATTCGGTATTACGTCGGTTGACGGCGTTGTGAGCTAAACTCTTCAGAACTTTATTATATCTGGCCATATTATCTTAAAAAAAAGGACAGCAGGGCTCAGCCCTGCCATCTTAGTTTGGTTTAAATTATAGTTTTAATTCTTTAATTTATTTAACCAACAACCTCAGTCATTTCCATACGACAAACCCAATTGATGTTTTTACCTGCTGCACCCGTACAGAGAACTTGAATTCCTCCGTCAGTAGTATCAGCTGTGGCATTAATGTCCCAATTGCTATCATCTTCGTGTATGACTGTCTTTGTTACTGAACCTAATAATGCAGTAGTTCCTGCACTAGCGTTTCTGTCTAAAGCTCCTACAAGTGTATAAGCTGCACAATCATCGTCAGTACCTGTATTTCTTGCAATTATAGAAACCTTAAAAACACCTGCACTGTCGTTTGGTATGTTGAAACCTGAAACATTACTAGAATGACCAGCTACTGCTTCAACAGGTGTTGCGCTAGTAGTTTGACATTTTAAAATGATTTCACTAGTTTGAGCATCACCAACAGCAGAAAATTGTCTTCCAGCTAATGTTCTTTGTCCGTAAAACCTTGTATCTGCTCCACGACCACTTGTAAACGAATAATCACTTTGCTCGGCAGCTGCACTACCTATACTGTGACCTACACCAACAGCACCAAGACCAACTATACCATCGTCTACGGTAATCGCTTCACCAACTACCAAGTTTATGTTAGAATTAGTTCCAAGTTTATTTTCGAAACCAACTACACAATTGTAGCTTCCTGAAACTAACTGTGATTCTCCAACAACTAATGAAGCGTCTCCGTTAGAAGTTACAGTATTATCGTATCCTGCAATTAATGCATAACTAGCACCGCTGTGAGTGTTGTTTCTACCAAAACAAGCAGCATAATCTGAGTCAGCAGTATTACCTGAACCTATTACTATATTTCCTGTTGGTGAGTTTGTTGCATTCAAAGTGTTATTTTTACCTGCGACTATATTTCCTAAAGAACCTCCTAATGAGGCTCCTGAAGCTATCGAATTTCCAGAACCAACAACTAAAGATGCATTACCTGCATTTGTGTTACTGGTTCCTATTGCTACTCCTCCATAAAATAAACCAGCAGAGGTTGCTGATGGAGTAAGCGTGTTTGCGCCAAAGGACGCATATTTTCCAAATTTATATCCCATATTTTATCTCCTGTTAATTAAATATTACAGCCGCCGTAGAAGACCTTTCCCAAGGCTTGCAACCATAATTGTTATATTAATCATAAAGTGGAAGGCATTTCATCGCCAGCCTTCCAAAGGCTAATTAACTAAGCTTAACCAGAAGCTCCGTTAATAAATACTGTACCAACTTCTGGTCTTACGACCTTGAGTCCGTATCTCATAGACATGTATGAGCCGACAATTCCGAATCCGGGATTGGCTTCTTCTACAGTCAATGGTCTTCTTTCTACATAAACCATAGGTTTAGATGAAAGGTCAAAGATACCGAACCTTGTGGAAGGTACATATGCGTTTACAACGACAGTAAGACCGTACAATGAACCAACGACACCAGTTGAAGCAGTCTGAGCGACTGGGCTTCCGGGCATCATAGCTGCTTGTGTTGGGTTAGCTGCACCACCTGCTTCTCCCATAGCTGCTGTGAAAGCAGTTACGAAGTCGCCTAAGTCTAATAAAGACTTGTAAGCGGCTGGGGAGATGAACAAGTGAGTTGCATTGTATCCACGGGTAGCTACTCTATCAATACCTTGGGTAACATCAGAGAGAGCGATGTCTCCTGCTGAGTCTCCTGCGGCACGGATATAAGAGTTTCGAATCAATCTTGTAGATGATTCGTTACCATATGAATCCAAACGTGAAGTTGCTGCATCGATGTCACCAGCCACCATTCCAGTTCCATAGAAACCAGACTGAGGGTTAGTTGAGAAAGTTGTAATAGCACTTTCTGCGGTTGTTTCATCGATTGCGATGGTTCCGAATGTTGCGTTAGCTGCGTTTGCACCGAAAATAACTTGGACCGCGTGGTCAGTCATGTGTCGGTCGACAGCTCTGCGGGCTTCATTCAAAGCCATTTCGACTTCATTAAATCTTGAGTCTTCTATCATTCTGCGGGTAACACCTACTGCAATACCCCATTCTTTCACAGAGACACGCTCGGAGCGTAGCTTTGTGTGTTGGTATTCAGGAGTTGTTCCTTCGTTAATTTGTTCTAGCTTCATGCTAGGTTTTGCTAAAGTAATATCAATATTACCTCCAGTATCAGTTGTCATTGGTTCTGCGAAGAAAGACATGACAGGCAATTCTGCGACTTTGTAGTCCATTATTGCTTGTTTGTAGTCTATTAATACTCTTTCGCCGACTCCGCCGTTAACTGAGCCTGTGTTCATCGTGGTCAAAAGACCGGGAGTTGCGTCTACCATTTATATCTCCTTATTTGACTAAGACCTTGAAGTATGATGCTGCACCAGAGTGAGCCTCTAGAGCAATTGCGACAATTTTACCAGCGGTTGTACCTGCTACTAAAATTCCGTCTGCTGCATCTACTTCACAAGAAGCACCGCTTGCGATGGTTCCTGTTCCTAGCGCGTTCAAGACTACGCCTTTTCCTGTGATAACACTGGCTATACTGCCGGATGCTGCATCTGTTAATGCGAATCCAATGGTTTTTGTGGAACCAGTATCTGTTGCTGGGTCTACTTCTCCATCAGTTTGCATATCCAAGATGTGTCCACCGGATATTGTGGCTCCAGCTGTGAAAGGAATAATCCTTGCTGGTGCACCACCGTCGTTTACTAAAACTTCTGTTGCCATTTTTAGTCACCTCTATAGTGTTCTCGGTTGATTACTAATCTACCGTTTTCGTATTTCATACCGAATTCTCTCTTGGTTTCTGGTACTTCACCCTCGTCGGCTGATTTACCTTTTCCAAAAGAACGTTCGACATCGTTGCTTGGCTCTGGCATTGCTGCTAGAGCTTCGCTGAACCCAGTCAATCTGGATTCATCCCATGCAGAGAGTTCCTCTACACGAGCATCCTTGTTAGCTTCTTCGACTGTACCGAATAAAACTTCCTTGGATATGATTGCTTCTACTGCTTCAACTTTTCTTGCTGCTGCTTCTTTCTCTAATCTTTCTTCTTCTGCTTTCTTGAAAGTTTCTAGTTCTTTCATGGCTGCTTTGAATTCAGCTTCGATTTCTTTCTTAGATGCTTCTGCTGCTTCTAGTTGTGTACGTAGAGAAGCGAACTCGCGTTCGACAATGTTCTCTGCTTCGGATTTTACAGTTGTTTCTTTTATCTCTTCTGACATAGTTTCTACCTCTGTTTTCCCGTCTTCACATGCACATGCTTCTTCTTCACCACCACAACCACAGTCGTGGTCGTCTTTAGATACTTGTGCTTCACATTTCTCTCCTTCTTCTATTGTACATTCTTTACAGACGGGGTCCATTTTTTCATTGTCAATGAAACTTACCTCTGTGGGACGAATGTTAGTGGCGTATGTGTCACCCATCACATCAATATCATTGGAAAACCAATCTATACTAACGTGAGTCATGTCCCCGTCCTTGACTTTGTCCATCACTTCTTGACCACGGCCATGTTTATTAGATACTGTTGCCAACATCTTAACTGCGGTCTTTCCATTATCCATCTTGATTAACTCAGGTTTCGTTGCCATGCCGATTAAATCCTCAGCTGTTCTCTGATGGTCAATATAAATTGGGAGTTCTGAGAACTTTTCTAGGTTGTCCTTCAACATTCCTCCCTCAATATAAACTTTATGTTCTTTTCCTTCGACCTCATATTCATGTGGCCCGGATGTAATAGCGATTACTGGGAATTGCACGCTGTCGACTCCCTCATCGCTGGTAAATGTCATATCGTCACTTTCTGCGATAGAAAGAGCAAATGACCTTTGAACTGGCTGTGTGTCTGTGCCTTGCGCAAATTCCCGCTCAACGCCATTTTCTTCAGCCCACATGCTACACATGCCAGCTGCTATTTCTTCGGAGTTTTCAAAACCCCTCTTCTTCAGGTTTAATTTAGTTTGTATCATACATTTTTCAAATGTCATGCTCTATCTCCTGTTGCGTTTGCGGAGGGTTTATTGCCCCTATTCTGTGCTCTAGCGGATTCTTCTCTTTTATCTTGGTCTCTTCCACCAGAGATGTTTGCATTTCTATCACTTTGTTCTTGTGCTATTGGAGAAGCCTTGATATCTTCTGAAGTTTCCATATCTAATTCTGCTACTCCTTCAGGGTCAAGACCACGCTCTTCTCTAACTTCACCGGGTGATAACACTCCTTCAGACAGATAAATCATATCAGTCTTAGCTTTTGTGAATGCATCATTTACATTAATTTGCCTAAACTTAAACTTTGCCTCTCCACTTTCTAATTGTGGCATGAGTTGGGCGTTAAGTGCTCCCTCTACCATAGTTTGTAAATATCTAACGTATGGTTCAAATATTGGACGAGCTGTTTCAGGCTCAGTCCACATTGTTTTAGGAACTTTCAAAGCTATATGTATTTTATCTAATAAATCATCGGTGTATTTACCGTATTCGAAAGCTCTTTGTGTTCCTTGTAATTCTTTTATGGATATGTCGTTTCCATGGATAATGTCCTCTCCGGGTGCTAATGTATTGAATGCATCAACTATTTCGTTTATTTTGTCCGGACCGTAAGGCATATCTGGTAAACCTGCACTCACATCAAATCTACTAGATGCATATTTATTTAAAGCTGCACCTATATCTCTTTCTGCGTAGTCTTTTAATTCTACCAAATAAATAATAGGGTGTATATCAGATAATCCATAGGCTAAATCATCGAATGAGTTATTATTCAATGCTATTATTTCGTTTTCTTCAAATCTAATATTTTCTTTGTCATCTCCTACTTTTTGGTAATAGTATTCTATTTGTCCGTGCTCATTTCTTTTGACGTACATATTCTGGCTAGAGCGTAAAATTAAATTGTCTCCAGTCCATTCTAAATACCCACTACCAAATATCCTTGCATTTCTTAACCACCCATATAAAATGTTTTCAATATTAATATCTCTAAACATTTCTTCTAATTCTTCACGAAGGTTGTCATCATCTGTTACAATATCAAAATTATCTTTAACAGCATACAAACATGGTAAATCTATTAAGGTTCTAATTATAGGGTCAGATAAATATATATTCATATAGGTTCTATTTTTACCTATGTGAGGTTCGAAATCTTTATCTGCTCCTCCTGCAAAACCTCTATTGATTTTAAGACGTTGTATAACTCCTTCACCGTAACTACGGGGGTCGTCTTTTTTGTAGGTTGGATTACTTCCGATGGAAGCAAACCTACGTCTAACATTATCTATAAACGACATGGCTTTAAATAATTAAGCATAATGGGTATATAAAGTTTTTGTCACAATCCTCGTAAAGTGTGCTTGTTTAACTGGTGTTTACGGTTAACTTTAGCAAAAAGTGGTGAAGAAGTGTATTTTGTGCCTTGGTTTCTACGTCTGTTTATTGGGCGGGAAACTATACTTTGTCCAAAATTACCAGACATAGGTAACATACTTAATGTAGCGTGTATACCCATAGCTGAACTATCACAATAATCATCGTGTTTACCTGTAGGAGCTGCTATCTTCTCTGTTTTTTGCGCAGCATCCATTGTATACTCAAGGTCTATGTGTTCTTTTATCCACTTGTTTACTAATTTAGCTACATCTGGTGTTAAATTCTTAGGATTTGGTACTCTTACTCTTCCTTGTTGGACGTATGAGACAAAATCTCTGTACATTTGGGTCTTAGTACCTTTTGGACCACCTGTAAAAACAAACGGTACAAAATGAACATTACCATCTAGACACGCCAACCGTAAATCTTGTTCAACCGCACCACCGATACCAGTACAATCAACGATAAGGCGGTCAGCCCCAAGCTGATTGGTAACATCCATAATACGTTGACGTTGGTATGGTATATCGTGTCCGCCAGTTCTGGCATTAATTTCTTCAAGGTAGATAAGCCTTGCAATATTTTCGCTATCAGACTTTTCAAGGGACCATGCACTAATAACAGTAGAATTAACAGATTTGCCAATGTCAACCCCAACATTAATATTGCCTCCTCCTTGGAGTCCATCTCCATCCAATTGAGTAAGTTCGTAATCATCGCAACATCCTTTTATTTTTTCTGGATTAAATACATTCGATACAGACTCTACAAACTCACATTCGTATTCTGTCCTCCAGTAGACTGAATCTTCCCCCCACTCCATCATCTTATCAAGCATTTCTTCATCAGTATAAGGAGGTGAATAAGCATCTCCTTTTTTCACTGCATCACGCCACGTATAATGTAATCTTGTAAAGGTATCTGCATACCCATCATCATACAAATATCGCCACATATGATTGTCTTTTGACTTTGGTGTACCTAAATTTATGAACGGGGCCTTATTTGAAACTATCGCTGGTTCTACGTTATCTATGAACAATTTGTCATCAATTAGGGGACTTTCGTCTACAACTAAGAAAGTTGGGTGCTGTCCTCTAATAGCTTGTCCTTGGTTACTAGGCGCCAACGGAGCCCTTCTCATTATAGTACCCCCCTTAAGTGTTATGTTGGGCTTATTATGAAACCTATAATTAGCCACTAGACCATTGAGAAACGTATTATCAGCAAAGTGTCTATATACATAATTAAATATAAGTGCTGCTTGGTCCTCAGTTGGTGCTAAAATAAATATTAAATCTCTAAATCTATTAAAAAACATGTAAATAGTAACTGCTACAGATAAAGCAAATGATTTACCACTACCTCGTGGAGCTAGAATAGCTAATTTCTTTTGTTTGTCATCATCTCTGTCAGTTAAACATTCTAAAACTATGTCTTCTTGTAAAGGTCTTAAAAGTAAAGGACGTTGTTGACCATCAATAAGGTAGGCTGAACAAAATGCACGTATCAATTTACGCATCTTTTCTTTATCTCGTCTACACTTCTTAAATATATTTTCTAAGTGTTTTGAATCTAACCCGCCTTTACCGGTCAGAATCTGTTTTAGATGGCTTTGGTTCTTTATCATTTGTTAATTCCTCTAAAAATGTCCCAAAGTTCTCTGAACTTTTTTCTACGTCTGTAGGGACTTCTATATTCAATGCTCTGAATTCAGTATGTATATCTCTTACTATCGAGTTTCTTTGTCGCAATAACTCTGTTCTAGAGTTAACATCCCGAATACATATAAGAATTTCTTCCCAAAGCAAGTCTTCAAGCGCAAGATTGCGCGCCAAAAGGCGGACAAGTTCTTTATGACGTTCATATTCTCCTTCTCCAACCCTCTGACGTAATCTTTGCTCGTATTTCTCTACGTCCTTCAAAGTGCTTTGCCTTCATCAAGGGCTGCTTTGACTTTAGACTTGACTAGTGCGGCAAGTTCGTCGTCTTTTTCATCCCATGCTGTTATCAATACATTTCGAACTAATGAGTCTTTTACGTGCTTCTGCGCTTGTTCATCTAGCTTTTCAAAAGCTTTCATCTGGGCTTTGCTTAGATTTCCATCTAACATCTTCATCAATTCAGCTTCGTTGTTTTTTAAGTACTTGAATACTAATTCTTTAACTGCGGGTACTTGATAAGCTACTGCGCTAGCTAAAATTAATACCATAGTAGTTAATCCTGCTAAAATTGGTTCGTCCATTATTTGGTCTAACATTCCAGATTCTTCTACAGTCTCAAGAAGAGCTGTGATATTTCCATCGTCAGCTGTTTCATTGGCTGCTGTTTCATTGTTTGTATTATTCATATGTTGATATCTCCATATTGGGGGACCCACGGTGGCACTTGCGTAAGTAACCAGTGAGGCAATGGCCCTGTGGCGGGTGCCCATACATATTTAGAATGTCTACCTATATAAAGCTTACCATTTAACTTTATTAGCCCAGTAAGCAGCAGACATCTTTCCCTTTTTAATATTCTTAGCGTGGCGCGCTTTGAAACTCTTTCTTCGGGCTTTAGATTTTGGGTCCATCTTCTTACCTGCTGTAGTTACACCTTGTTGACCAAATCTAATCAATTTAGTCTTACCACCCTCTTTAGCCACAACTACATGTGACTTCTTAGGGTGATTAGGTGTTCTTTTAGGTTTGTTATAGGCTGATACACCAGCTCTTGTTAGTTTAGGGTCCTTTTTCTTTTTAGGAGCCATTATTTACCTCTCTGTTTTCTTGCTGTAACTTTTGCTTTCTTTGAGAGTTCGCCATAATGAAATATTCTTTTAGATGATTTAGTGTGTGTCTTACCAGAATGTATATGACCATTTGGCATTTTATGCACTTGACCTTTGAATACTTTACCATCTTTAGTGTAGTGTTTTCTCATTAGTACTTCCTCTTCATCTTTTTTGCTTTCTTCTTTTTATATGCCATTATTTAGACCTCCTTACTGCCTTTTTAATTTTCTTAGAATACTTTGCTCTACTTCCCACTCCACCTGCTTTACGTTTCTTACGATTCGTTGCTGCTTTCTGTCCTTTGGTTAGTTTGTCTCTTACATTCTTAGGTAAGTATCGACCTCTTTTAGATTTTGGCTTTTTTTCATCACCTTTGGTAACATAGCCCCATTTTTGTTTACCCCATTTCTTTAGGGACTTCTGAGACTTTTTAAGGGCCATTAACGGTATCCTCCACCAGCGGCTTTGTATTGCTTAGCCAACATCTGTGCTTTACGAGCCGACCATTGGCCCGGAGCACCACCTTTACTACCTGCTTTGATTTTATTAAATAATCTTTTTCTCATAGTAGGTTTGGTGTAATTACCAGCTTCGTTAACTCTTGATTTAGCTTTCTTCTTTTTAGCTGGAGCTTTGCGTCTTGTTGTTTTTCTTGTTGTCTTTTTTCTTGGTGCCATTATTTCCTCTTTTTCTTTACAATGGTTTTTGTTTTACCACTTTTTGTTCTTGCGTATTTATGTGTTGCAGTTTCACGTATCAACGTACCTGAATAACGTTTACCTTTCCACATCCAAGATACTGTCTTAGCCATGTTTACTTGTATTTGTTTTTCGTATGTTGTTTGCTACCAATATGGTGCCCATGACTTTTTCTGTCTGCAATTTCTACTTCTGTTACATCTCTAATTTGTTCTAGAGCTTTCTTCTTAGAAATAGCTTTCTTTTCCAAAGCATGTGTTTTTCCACCAGCATGACTGAAAACTTTTTCACCTGAACCACTTTTACGCATGGTTAGTGTTTTATCTATGTTTTCTTTCTTATTGGTTTTATAAGGAGTAGAAACCATTATTCTTCTCCTTTCTTTATGCTAGCACTATTATTAGGTAAGTCTTTGACTTTCTCTAAATAGTCCAATGTATGAAGTGGATTAAACCCTGTGACTGGTTCACCACTACCACTATTATAATTGTATTCTAATGGTATGTTACTCTGTGGTAAATCTTTATAGGACGTGATAGGCTTTTTATAGTTCATCTCGTCTATTTCTGCTCTGTCAGGTTTGTCGAACTTCAACATCATATCTGGATTATTTTTGTGAAAGTGTTCACCTTTTAATTCGTTATATATTTTTTCTGTTGGCATATTTATTCCTCCTTACAGCATTTGCTGATTTGGTTTTGAAGACCCTCAACAGTCTTCTTGAGTTTCTCTAACTCTTCTTTCATATCTCTTACTTCGTAGTCATTCATTTTTTACTCTCCATCTTCTGTTCATGTTCTTGGTCATTAGCTTCAATCATCTGAGCTTGTTTCTGTGCAGCATCATTATAATCAATAACAGCTTGTGCTTTTGTCTTATAGAATGCTGTTTTCTCTGCTTGTTCTTGTTTCCATACATCTAAAGCATCTTTAATAATCAGAAGGGCTGGCCCACCTAATATAGCTATCAAAGTTGTATATGCTTCAATATTTTCAAGAACTTCTGAGTTATTAAGTCCGGTATGTATAACGAACCCTGCAAAACCAACCCAAAGTAAAACCAATGGTACCGCAATCATAAACATAAAGATGTCGTTAAATGTGACTCCTTCTCTAGCTTCGTTCTTACTACTCATTTTTGGTTTCTCCTGTGTTTCTTTCACTTCTACTATCGTGGTTTTTCTTTGTGGAAACATGCGGCGCGCAATATTCACAAGTACCATGAAAGCAATTACAATAGCCATAGAGGCCATTACTACTGCTAATACTTCTAGTATTTCTATCCATTTAATCACTCCTCCTCACCTACAAAATCTTCATATGTGCTATTCTTTATCATTGCTTTCACATCATCTAATTCTGATATTATTTTCGCTAACATGTTCGTTAATACCAACATCTGGTTGGCTTTCATTCCTCCTCCAATACAATATTATTTATTAAAAAATAATCTACAAATTCGTAAGTACCGTTTCTATTCCAGTCTGCATACAGGTTCACATACATCATATACCACCCAGTGTATGGTTCAGTAAACCACTCTGGACCGGATGTAAGTTTATAGTCATTACCTTCCCAACCTGTAACATTAAAAAAGTAATCGTTCCACATATATCCGTTCCACACAGTTTCGTTATCAACTACTTTGATATGTCCTACGTCATAGCCTACCATCACGGGTAGTGCCTCTTGGTCACAATCTGTATCTATATCTATTGTAATATTTAGAGAATTGGTTTCTCTAGAATAGTTTCCATATTGTAAACCATTATAAAAATAAGTTTGGTTAGCTGTACAATCGTACTCTTCGTACTCGCAACTACCGTCATCTTCCTCAGCTCGCTCATTATAATTCTCAGCGTTTATATCCATACAACCATAAACTGTTTCATTAGTTTGTGTTTCGTTTCCTGTACCATTATTTACTGGTCCACCAAGAAACTGACACCTACCATTATCATGAGTAGCTTGTGAGTTGTAATTATCTGCATCGGGGTTAGTACATCCATACACAACAGGAGGAGGGAATACACAACTACCGTTATCGAAATCCGCATCGTGTTTGTAATTAACGGCCGTTGGGTCGGTACATCCACCCCTTGGCTTACCGTCATCATCTCCTCCGAAAATGTCTTCAAACGCACTTAAATCTCCTCCACCTCCAAAAAAGGCTAAAATTAAAACTGTGAGAATAGAACCAAGTTTTTTACCTAGTTGTGTCTCACCAAGTTTATCTCCTGCTTTTCCGATAGTCTCAAATAGACCTTCTTCATCCTCATCAGGTTTTCTACCTCCAAGTCCTAATGCTTCACGTTCTTCATCAGAGATTACGGAGATAGCACCATAATCATCGCGCGCCATGTATTATTTTACATGACGCTACTATTTAAAGATTACTCTTAATCAAAGTCTGGAAACTGTGATTGACTCTCAACATCTAAGTGTTTCTTCAAAGATGAATCAATATCTGAGTAATTTTCCTTTTTACGTTTTTTATAGGTTGGTTGCCATTTAGGTACTTCAGCGTCACAAGGCCCACCATTACTTTTATGAAATGAACACCACTTACATAGATTCTGAGGCTTTTGCTCGTATCTATCTTCGTACTCTTCGCGTTCCTTTATACAGTCATGTACCATCTTAATTAAGTCTTTAGCTTCATCAAGCACTTGTTGATTAACTTTAACAAAGAAGGTATCATCAAAGCGAAGGTAATTAACGCCTACGAATGTCGGCATCTCGCCCATCTCTAATGTGTATAAGAAAGCGTAGATAATCAACTGACGATAATATTCCTCTGGTAGATATGCTCCGTAGCGCTTACTAGTTTTATAATCAAGTAAAGTAGTCCCACCATCGAAATCATTACAAACTACATCAATAACGCCTACTATTGCATACTCTTTAGACTTAACCCATTTTTCTGCATACTTAGGTGCTACAGCATTCCATGCTTGTTGTTTGTTTTTAAATATCTTCCAATCAACCATTTCAGTCAATTTCTTATTAACTGAGTCTACAAAGTTTTGTAATAAAGCCTCAGTCTCTTTATACATCGCATCCATCTCAGCATCAGTGTGTACTTCCCATAACCATTTATGTTTAGCTATTTTTTCTTCCCAACCAGTTTCGAATTGGTCTTGCACCCATAGTTTAGGAACTCCTTTCTCCCACTGTGGTAAAGTACGGAATTGTTTTTTAAATAAGTCTTCTAACACTTGGTGTACTAGTGTACCTCTGAAAAGGTGTATAGTTTTTTTCTGTGGTAGTTTAGCTATATAATTATAGTAAAACTCTCGCGGGCATTTTAAGTAAGTATTAATCTTACTGGGGCTCAGTCTCATATGACTTGCTGTCCATGTTTTTTCACTCATTGTATGTCTCCATATTATCTGTACAAATACCTGCTATGTTTTGAGGCACTGAAGTTTTCGGCATTACTGCAATAGAATTTTGTCCTAATTTTTCTCCGGGATTAGTCCAGATGTATTTCTTAGAAGTTAAGGCAGCAACATCTTTATCATGCATAAATGTATGCATATTCAAATCTAATAGCATTTCAAACGCTGGTATATCTTTGGCATGACACCATAAAAAATCTTTAAATCGTAATAACCAATTAGGTAATACTTCTTGTTCAGGTTTATCGTGTCCTAGATAAAAACTACCATTATGTAGATTAACATCTATTTCCACATCATATCCTAGTTGGATTGCTTCTTCTATGTAATCTATAGTGTTCTCGCGTTCTGGCTCAGGTCCAGTTATGTTTCCTCTGTGGGCTATTAGTTTCATTTTATAAACCTCTCTAACTCGTTTGAATTTCTTACAATATTAATTGCATCACAAGTTGGGTATGGGTTTGATGTTCCATAATCATTTATAATAGTTCTGTTTGCGTGATATAAATCAAATATCACATCGTGGTATTTAACACCTTCTCTTTTTAGTTGTTCTATTGTTACATCTTTAACTGAGGAGGGTCTTGCTGTAGTAAGTATTACATACACTTTACCTGTGTTATACAGTTTGTTTAGTAGTTCTATGTTTTCTTTTATACCTTCTGTTTCACCCCAGAAAGGTGGGGTATACTTTCCAGAACTCTTTACTAACGTTCCATCTATATCTACAAATAAAGTTTTATATTCTCTTACATACTTAAACCAATCTTCTTTAGTTCCCCAGTCAATATAATTATTAGTTTTAATGGGTTTGAATTTAATTCCATTACTAATCATATCTTTTATTATATCTGAAAGATATAAGTTGTCTGTTTGTAATTTTTCATATACATCACAGAACTCATCGGCTGATTCGAAAGAATAACTACCACAACCAAATGTAGAAGATATAACATGCTTTTCTACTAAGCTAGATATATATCCATCTTCACCAATAGTAATATAACTTTTATTAGAAGGATTTATAGCTGTAGTGTCATTTAAATCATAGTAACACATAAAGTTTCCATCTTCTATGTCATATGTAAAATAATTGTCTACTTCTTTTATAATAACTTGGCCTTTGATGTTAGCGTGTTTAATAGTTTTATAAACTGTATGAGGTTGGTTTAATGTTCTTGAAGCTAAAGATACTATAGTAGTTTTATCTTCTATACCTATCTCTCTAACACATTTCTTGATAGCAGCTTTACATTTATATTTTTCTATATGTTCTTCTAAGAAAGCTAGGTATACATTATCTACTTTACTAAAGTCCATGTCTTTTAGAGCTTCTACAATCATCCAATTTCCCAAAGGATGTGTCAACATCCATTTGGGTTTTAAACCCTCGAATCTAGTGGATAAACCAGCAGCGGTAACAATCAAGTTTCTACTCATCATCTTCCCCCCATGTTTCACCAAATTCAGATTGTTGGTTGTCATAAGGATAGGTCCACCAATTATACTTAGGCCATTCTAGTTCTATACCTTCTCTTGGAAAAGAACTAAATATTTTAGGAGTTAGTTCATTGCTTGTCTGCATAACTTTATCATAAAAAACTGAACCATCATACAAATGCTCATGCGCTTCTAATAAATATTTTCTTATTTCTTCATCAAATTTAGCAGCGTAATGTGCTCCTATGTAAGTTTCAGTTCTAATGTAATATTCATAATATTTCCAATAGTCTTCACGAGGCATATCTACTATTTCGTCTATTGCGCGTGGTTCTAAAGGTATATTAAATAAATCTATTAAATCTTCACGATGACCCCAGAATATATGGTCTCTAGGGTGAAAAGCAAACAAAGGAAAATTTCCTGCTGTAAATATTTTATTATGAGGTCTACTAGTATTATTGACATATGTTATATCTATATCATTATGTTGTTCGTAAAACTCTTTCATCTTTTTCATACTATCCCATTGGTAACGTTGGTCGTTACGCATCTTAACTACATATTTAGTACTAGTGGCTTTGATTCCTGCTAGTGAAGAAACTATTTGTAAATTCCTATTCCCAGTCCCGTGACTATCTGGATATTTACTTTTTATAACTATAATTTTTTCATTTTGTATAACTGGTACTTTGTCATCTTCCCAACATGATAATATAACTCTATTTACAAAATCTAACTCAACATATATATTTGCAGTATCAAGAGCATAGTCAGAATATTTTCCTTGTAAAACTATATCTACTTTATCTTCTGAATATATGTTACTTAGACTATTATCTACTCTTGCTCTAATATCACTGTGTAAATCTGACAACAAAGATAACTGAGTATATTTGTCTCGTGATTCATCAGAGTGACCAACATACCATGCACCTGCTGCTTCTTGTAAAAGTAAACTTTCTTTACCTCTATACGATACATCTGTTATCAAAGGAGTTAAATTAAAATTAGATATATTCAACCCTACCCTAGCCCATGCGTATACTTCATGGTACTCATTTATAGATTCAAAGTATATTGACATTAAGTTATATGCTTCTGGTCTTTCTGGTAATAAACCTATGGCATTTTGGTATGCAATCTTTACATGTGCATCTCTTTCACCTTGTGTTATATAACATATACCCATTCGAAGTAATGCTTCATATGCAAGATTGTCATTGTCTGTTATTTCCGCACAGCGTAGATATAATCCTATAGCAGAAGCTGTTTGTCCTAACAATTCATATTCTTGAGCTAAATCAAAATTCTTCATAGGGTTTTCTGTATCATAAATATAATCATTTAATTTTTCTTCTAACATTATTCACCTCTTATTATCTTTTCTACAAGATGATATGGAAGACGTAATAAGAAAGCAGAGTTATCTTGGTAGCCAAATGTTATCAAAATATCTTCACCATCCTTTGCCATACCACAGCAAAACTCTATCTTACCATTCATAAATTTCCAATGAGGTGACGAACTTACTACGTTCCAATCCTTATCCCATACAATAAACTGATGTAGGTATTCAGCGTCTCTGTCTTCCTTTTCGTTGTACCAGAACACACAGTCATGAGTCACAGCCATTCTGTAATCGCCTATAGTAATAACTTGTGAACTACCACGGGGTTCTGCTCCTTGTATTAGACTTTCTCCATGGTATATTGTCTTTGTCGACTTAGCCCATGTTAGTTTAGTATCTAGTTCTTTGTTATACTTTTTAACTGGTGTGGGGTCTACCTTAACTACTTCTGTAGGACTTGTCCACTTAACAAAATGATAAGGCATATCTAATATAGGCATCCAATTTTTTTCACAATATGAACCTTTGACTGTAGCAGGTATTCTAAGCCTACTTACTTCACGTACTGTATTACCTTCAATTTTAATCTCAGACATCTCCATACGACTTTGACCATCAGACTTAACATCTCTACGACACCCACAATAATATAATTTACCATCCCATCTAACTATGCGTGCATCTTCTAATCCAACAAAATCCCAAATAGGGTCTAAGTCAAACTCGCTAGTATCTACTTTGTGATAGTTATTATTTTTAGATAGAAAGTTTGTAGTTCTAAGCTTGGCGTCATAATCTGGTCTTACATAATTCAAAGGTCCCCATGGTGTTTGAAATTTCATATCACCCTCACAATGATGTAGGGTATAAGATACATTTCTTACATTCATCAATATTTCTTCATTGTCTATGTAAATCGACGGGTTGCATAAACCTAAGCCTCCTGTTTCTTTATTGTCTACAATCAAAGGAGTAAGCTTACCACCGCTATTAAGCGCGCGTTCTACTAATGTTTGTTTCATTTAATAAGCCCCACTAATCACTGCTTTTTCCGAACACCGTAACAGATGCATCCTTTGGTAGCTCTAAGCTCCATGGAGGCACATACCCTGTATCGCAATTACAATTATGCATCCCGTGTTCACAATTACACATGGTCCATACAGTCTCTCTGCTGCCGTCTTGCTCCCGCGCAATTTTGAGTAGAATTAAATATCCTATGAGGTCATCAAGTGTGTCCTCTGTGTTGTCATCAAGCCCTACATTCTTTATTCTGCTGAGCTTGTCGTCGATTCGTGCACAGATAGCCTGTGCATTGTCGAGCTTACTAAAAATGTTGTCAGGTTCTAATGCGCTATCACCATACGCTTTGTTCTTGGCTAATAGCAAATCCCTGATATCATTACATATCCATTTGATGGAGTTTTGCGTTTTCTTTGTCATACATATTATTTTAACCTTTGACACTATATAAAGGTTTCCTAAGCCCTACTCAGCACGCCTCAACTGAGAGCCCCCTATATCTATATTATGCTATGCTATATAGAGCTTATTATATAGGGTTAGTAGTGACCCATGATAAATAGCATATTCAAAAAATCACTCGATTTGTTTACCCCCCTACGCGCAAAATTCTAGACGTGGCGCCCTTCTGTTTAGACGGGGGGTATATATGAGAGAGAGAAACATAAAAGAGAGATAGCGCGCCCGCTTTTTTTTGGCGCCCGCTTGGCGCCGCGCCCCCAAAAAATGCGTTCGGAATCAGGCCCCTTTATATACCCCCTTTTAGAAAAAACAGGCTCTCGACGATAGAGCCCACCGTAAACGGTATAAGAAGCGGTTACTATGTATAGTCAGAGGTTAAGAAATATGAACGAAAAATATTACATCTATAAACTAGCCAGACAGGTAGAAAAAACAAGCTACCATCACTATGACGTCCGAATGGGCGACGGAATAAACAGCGGAGCCGTTTACTATGGTCTAACTCAAGACCCTCAATCAAGGCTTTCAAAACACCGACCTAAAAAAGGTCATGATATCAGCTTGATAGTAGTAGCTGAATTTGACAACCCATGGGAAGCTTTAGAACATGAAGCAACTTTGGTAGCTGAGCATTTCCGCACCTACGGAAAAGAGCCAGAATGTCAAGGCATGGCCAACACCGGCCACAGGGGGGCATAAGCGAAACCTTTATTAATAGGGTTGCTATGTGTAATACAGAGGAAATTAATATGAATACAAACGAATTAATCAGAATAGGATTTGAAGAATCCGAGTCAGCTAACGACCTATTACAGGATATGTGCGAGTGCTGTAACGATGCAGTCCAAGCCCACAGGGCTAGAGGTTACAAGGTATGCCTTGACTGCTTCTATGAAATGGGGGTGTAAATATGTTTTTAATAAAAAAGTATGCTGAAGCCCGAAGAGATGCACCGGCACTAAGTAATGAATCAATCCGAGCAGAAGCAAATTTGGGCCTTCAATTAGAAAGCCTAATTTCAGCTTGGTCATCATTAGCAAAAGATTCAAGGAATAAAACCGATTGGAATAATTTTGCAAAGTATGTTTTAAATGAAATCGAAACAATAGACAAAACAATAAAGGAGGTAAAGGAATGAAATTACAAATCGAATTGGATAAATACGACATCGGTCAGATGCAAAAAAATCGATACGGTCATAACGATGTTTTGACTAAAGATTATATGCTTGACATCTTACACGACATCGTAGACCAAATCCACGACCAGCTATAAGTATATATAGCCCATTCGCCAGCCGAGGGGGTATATAAACCCCCTCAAAAATTTTTCCACGCGTGTGAAAAAAATTTTCACCAAAAAACGCGAGCGGGATTTTTCCCTTTATATACCCCTATTTAGGATTTTAGGGTTCACGACGATAGCCCTCACCCAAAGTAATATATGTATACTCGCGTTGGTATATTAGCGAGGAAACAAACATGAAACAAATACAAAAATGTGAAGACTGTGGCTTGGAAGATATCGAATTATTCGGTGGACTATGTGAAGATTGTGACACACAAATGTTTATGACATTCTGGACCGGTGATGAAGAATGAGACATTCACTGAAAAAAACTAGCGATTATCAATACAGCTGTAAAGTATTGACTCACGTAATCAGATTAAAAGATGGTCACGTCATGCCTGATTGGATTGACTGCAAACCATCACAAGCTGATGATGTCAGCCGAAGATTAAGAAACCGTGAGTTTGATACTGACAACTACGCAGTCAGAATAAGAAGAAGTCCGAAAAGCCTACACGCACGAGATGTTGAGCTTTGGACCGATGAAAAGGAGTTCTGGTAGAAAAGCTTATATAGGGACTGCCTATTGGTAATACAGAGGAAAAACATGAAACCAACACTAAAACAAATAATGAGACAGACCATGCTTCTAAGAAAGTTCCGCAAGGAATGGGAAGCAGAAATAATGAAAAAAGGAATGGAGGAAAACGAATGAATAAATATCAATCATCCTTACTAACTTGGTTAGTAGGAATATCATACGCAACAAGAAAATTATAAACATGTAAACACCTCTAACGGGTGGGGAAGATGAAAATAGCAAAATAGTATTGCACCCCACCCAAAAGAGATTATGTTCCATGAGTCCCCAACACTGTAAGATGTGGCCGTAGGAGTAGGTGCACCTTTTGGAAGAGGCAAGTGTATCAGTGAGTCTAATAAACTTTCGAGCATGGGGACAAGAGGGGTTGCCTGACAAGTGATGGCGAAGGGCCAGTGACATAAGCCCGCCCGAACGTTAAACGTAGCGACGTGACCCCAGCCCAGTGAGTCGGCCACCTCTAGGTGGTGGGGCAGCTGGGCGCTTTTCCACACGGGTGGAAAAACCTTTATATAGGCAGACCCGTTGGTATATTATGACTAGGAAACACTTTAGAAAAATAGCTAGTATTCTCCGCGAGAGAAGAGCAGACCCAATGCTAATAAGGGACTTCGCCACAATGTGCGCGCTTGAGAATGAATACTTCGATTATGAAAGATTCTACACCGCGGCAGGATTAAAGGAGTAAAGCTTATATAGGCACACTCATTGGTATACTATGACAAAAATACAAGACATGAGAAACGACTTTCGTTTCCGCCGAGCACCACGCAGAACCATCACTAAAAACAAGATTGACTTAGGAGTCCATGAGCAACTCATGGCTATCCGTCTAGGTCTTGCTGAGGATGTGAGAAAGTGAGAAGCATCTTAGATATTTTAGATGACATGGTCATCTCTGGTATAGATGACGCAGGGGACTATATTGTCCTCTGTGGCTGTGAAGACGCACCTTGTTGCGGGTGTAACAGATGAGTTACGACAAACCACTCAAACGCAGTTGGAAAAAAGAAACAAATAAGATTATCAAAAAGGCCAGCCAATAGCTCGTTTGTTTTCAACCTCCGGGGGGTAGGGCCTCCCCCCACCTTTTCCACGCGAGTGAAAAAATCTTTATATAGACCCCCACGCTTGGTATTGTATGACTAAAAACTTGTGCGGGAAAACCCGAAAGACAGATGACCCTTATGAGGTCTGGACTGGCCCACGTGGCTTTGAATGGAGAGTATTGAAGAAATACCAAGCTCCTGAGAATGAAGCAAAAAATCCTCACGCTAGATGGTTTTGTGCTGTCAAATCAGATTTCACCTATGGTTCTTTTGAATTAGGTGATGTCTATGTTAGTGAGATTAAATCAATGGGGACAAAGCTTATATAGGCACACCCTATTGGTAATACAGAGCGGGGAGATGAAAATAGCAAAATAGTATTGCACCCGCTCACTTACAGTTATCAGCTGTAACACGTGACCTGACAAGGAAACAAAATCGAACCATACGCCAGTAGACGAACACTACATAACAAACTTAAGCTGAACAGTGCTGACCAATCCCTTACCGGTCGATGGCCATCTTAGTAGATTTACGACGTGCAGCTAACATTATGTATCACCTTTGAATCACTTAGTCCCTGTTATAAGTCAAGTCGTCGAAGCTATGAGTATCACACCTGTTCTTGCTTGTGTTCACCTTTCGTGAAGGATATCCTTTTGACTGGTGACAGGTCACACCCTATGGGTTGCTACCTATGAAGATTGTCGCGCCCTCGGCAACCGCTCCCTGAGGTGTTTCTTAAACACGCGGAGCCTCAGGTGAAGTTGCATTTTATTTTTCCACGCGTGTGAAAAAAGCTTTATATAGGGTGGTGCTCTTGGTATTGTATGACTAATAACATCGTCACAAAAAGTAATCTTCCTTGGAAGAATGGTAGGCAAGAAGTCGACTACTTCGTAGAAGTCGGCACAACTCCATACGGTAAGTATGGTTTATACAAAGAGATGGTTCCTGTCGGCACAGGTAGCCGAGGAGCTCACCGAGCTGTAGCTGAGGAAATCAAAATGTCCAATCCTGAGATATTTGAGAACCTCGAACTAAGGCAAGTAATCAGCAGGGGATAAGCTTAAGTAGACCCTCTCTGTTGGTATACTATGACTAAAGCAAAAATGGATTATCTTTGGGCTCCTAAGTCCGAAGGTATTGTTAGCGGAATACTTGACCACATCGGTATCACAAAGGTTGGAACTTCAGCCAGATACCCAACCGGTGTTAAGTATGATTGTTTGATTGCAATCGCAGATGTTCTTTCTTCCCACGAAGAATTCGCATCTATGGTAGCTTCATCAACTCATGGCTTCCAAGCCAAACGTAAAGTAGAAGGAACTCGTGCTCCATCTGTTGATTCAGTTGTTTCAGCTCTTGCCTCTGGTAAGATGTCAGAAGCAGATTTGAAATCAGCTATGAAAAAAGCAGGACTACTTAAGTAAGACAAACTAAGAAGCTGGGCAACTCAGAAAACTGCCCACCTTATTCTTAAGGAAGTAGCTCTTCCTTATCGGGTATGGCCGAATAAGTCCGCCACGGACTAAGGCACAGGGCACGCAAACCAAGAACCGACTGGTGGAGGAATGCGTGACTGGTAACGCGTCTACACTGTAGTGGCATAACGCGTTTGGGGGTATACAGCAAGGCCCCCTACCCACCTTATTGTCATCAATAATTGACACGCCCCCTTGAGATGGTTAACGACGCGAAAGTATCGACATCAAATCCACCGCTGGCGCCAGTGTATAAATTGGAGGGGGCACCTCATTTTTCCACGCGCGTGAAACTTTTCATATCTTCTCAGCTCAGCTCTACTCAGCTCCCATTTCTTTTTGCTCTATAGAGCCGTAAGGCGCGGTGAGAAAACAGGTTCTCAGTTCAGAACCACAAACCAGCACTACAACGCACAGCGGGGGTGAGAAACTACCAGAGTTCTCAGTAGGGCTAAGCTCGACTGAGCACTTTCGGTAGGCCAGAATGAGAAAATGGTTAGTAGAGCTTATAATAATTATAATATTCTCTCAGTTTAGCATGAAATGTGTTCGTGCTGAAACTGTAAATATAATCTCAGTAAGCCCTATATTAAAATGCTCTACATCGCAAAGCTCTACTGAGTAATTAAGCTCTACTTAGTATGGCTCTACTTAGTTAAGCTATACTAAGCTCTTTTACTTCAGCTATAATGTGCATAACTAAGCTATATCTTAATATAGTTAATATAGAGAATACGAACTATATAAGGTTTTGCATGAAAAAGCACCCCGTTTTTTATACTCAGTTCATTTTTCGTGCTGGGCTCTCAGTCCACAAGGGGAAACCTTTATAAAGGGCGTATACGATGTAGATTTGATGACTATGACCGACATCGACACAATAGCCGAACAACTAAAAAGCATGACTGCCAATCAGTTACAACAACTGTTAAGTGCAACCGCGAACCGAGACGGTTCCGCAATCAAAGCTCGTAAGATTAGAGCAACTGAGAAGTATTTCAGACACGCTCCGAAACCACATCAGTGTCTCACTTTTGAGAACTACCGTGACACTGTTGACTACATACATGAAATAGGTGTAGACCGATGGTTAACCGAGAGAGGTTCACTATGAACTGCGTAGACTGTGGACAGTTCTCAACTTATGACACAGGTGGACATGAAGTGAATAAGTATTCATGCGAACACTGTTTAGTAGAAGATTATATTACAGGTGAACTATGAACATAGCAACCCTAAACAAGTTTAACAATTACATGACTCAGCATACCGACAAAGTTCCTTTGCTCAGTGTGCAGTCAATTGAAGATAAACGTTTCAACGTGCTGAGAGAGTTTTTATCTCAGTGCTTCGACGATGTAGAAGACAATGCTTGGTCAGTCAGTTCGAACTTAGGAAAGTTCGTTGACTCTCTTAGCACAATGGAACAATCAGACAGAGATGCTTTGTCTCGCTTAGTATCTAAATACGAAGTGAAGGGCACAAGCAGTGGTGTCTCAGGTGAGGGGACATATGGTTATGACCGCAGTAGGGTTGACCGTAGTCTCATCAGACGCAGGAGGGCCAACTGAGATGTTAGAAAGATATACTGAGGATGACACCGGTAAGCTTATAAAGGCTACCGACCATGAGGAACCAATGGAACCGACCGACACACACAGAGGACTCGACGACTTAATGTCCGGTAGTCCCATGCCAGAAGAGGAACCTACCCCCGAAGAAGTGGTAGAGAAAGAGACAGTTATGTCCAAACTGAGAGGCTCAGTCAATGTGCCCGAAGAGTTTAAGTTCGCTGATGATTCGACTTTCTACACTATGTTGAGAAACATATTTCGTGGTAAGAACATTCTTATCACAGGCCCGTCAGGGTGTGGTAAGTCTAGTCTCGGTAAGATACTAGCCGAGATTACATCAAAAGAGTTTTACTCTTTCAACTTCGGTGACACTATGAATCCATCAGCT